ATGTTCTTCAGAATCTGTTTCTGGTTTTGTGGGATAATCTTAGATACGCCCACCATTGAGAAGATGATCTTCTTGTCTATATCAGCCATAACTTTTTGATATTTATAATGTTGTGGTTGTTTGATAATTAACTCGCTTGCATATTGCTTGCATTCCTACTTCTTTGCAAGCAAATCCATTAACTGCTTAATTTGCTCATCCTTGCTCTCAATTTGCTTGCGTAGGTCTGCCAACTGTTCACGCAACAGATAAATCTCACTCTCAGAGGAATCTCCAATTATCTGTTTATTGTGGTGGGCATTATCCTCGTTCACCATATTTATATTAGGTGTTCTATCTTTACCAAAAACCCAGTCACTTGGACTAACGGCAGCTTTATCATCAAACATTTCGCCATCCGAGTTTTCTAGCCACTCTTTTCTTAAACCAAGATTGTAACAAATCTTTTGAATATCATTCTTTGTGAAAGAATACTTGGTATTGCTTTCGCTCATCTTCTTGCTGAGATTAGCTTGGTCTATACCTATTACCTTGCAAAACTGAGACATCGACTTGAATTTACTTATGTCGAAGCAAAACTTTAAGTTCTTCGCAATATCATTCATAATTCTTAAAATCTGTTTATAAATTACACAATACGCGACACCTTTTGCAAACAAAGGTTAAATAACCAAGAATAACAAAACTTTCTCTCTGAAATGTTTGGTTATTTGCGGTTATTTTCGTACCTTTGCAATCGTTAATCAGTTACAATACTGATAGACGAAAAAGGTGGGACGGAGTTTAAAACACCGTCTAAGCTATTTATCCACTGCAAAGATAGTTATTTAGCTTCGTTCTACCAAACTTTTTTGGTTAAATATAGTTATTTGAAGAGAAATAATGAAGATAGAATATAATCAGGAAGAGGTTCGCCAGAGGGTTGTAAAGGTTATAGAGTTGGGCAACTATAAGTCCACAAGGTCGTTTTCGATTGATGTTGGTCTCGATTGTTCTAACCTATCAAAGATGCTAAGAGGTAAGCAGAATTTTACCAAGGCAGCTATGATGGCTATTTGCTCTAACCTAAAGGTTGATTTACAATGGCTCGCCTACGGAAAAGGTGATGCACCTGTAATGATAGGTCAGGTAGATGACGCAACACAATTACGAATCGAAAAGGCAAGACTTGAAGAACGAGTACAATGCCTAGAAAACGAAAAAGCATTCCTTCAAAAAATGCTTGAAAAGTAATAGGAGAATAATAAAATGGCAACACCGAAGAAGAAAGTAGTGGTCGAAAAGATTGCTAAAAAATGGCTATCAACTGATGAAGCTGCATCATACATGGGTATGGGAAAGTCGTTCATCGTTGAATTGAGAAAGAGCGGAAAGCTACCACACTGCATGATAGGACACTCGGCTTTTTTTCTCGCAAGCGATATAGATAATCTGCTTGAAAGCCATCGTATATATTAGAGTTCTATTGTTTGATATCACCAAGTGTGGTGGATGGGCGAGTTTTTAACTAGTTCTTTTATATGCTCGCCCAATATGGTTTCATAGCTCAGATGGTTAGAGCGGTCGGCTGTTAACCGATAGGTCGTAGGTTCGAATCCTGCTGAAACCGCAATTCTTTTAGAATCAGATTATCACTAGAAGTGATGAAACTGAAAGCTAGAGAAGAGTTCTTTGATATATTGGTAAAATGCACAGAATAGTATGCGCATATAAGAATGTAGTAAAGGAGCGGCATTGGCACGCGGTGATATTACGAAAGGGTATGCGATATACGTAAGACTAGTAATTCTGTTATTGTCGGAATAATCACCAATGAACTACCACGGAAATGATATTGGCATCCAGCCAAGCGAGAAGAATTGTCGTGGAAAGCAAAGGAGTATGGTTGTTACGAGTATAGCAGTCTAGCTAACTCTGAACAGAGTTAAGTCAAAGAATGAGACTTAAACACTACTTAAAGTAGAGATTACTTCTCAATACTTTAATTAAATAACAACAAAGAGATATTTAGTGTAAACGGAAGCACGTCATACAACTTGAAGATACCGTTCTTATCGTATGGAAGTGTTGGTTCGAATCCGACAATATCTCCAAAGTTCTAAATGTTTTTGCATAAATATTTTATTTGATTACTTGTTTGTTTATATTTTAATTAACAAAATTTGAATTTGAATTTGACAATGATGGCAATGCAGTCTGTCTGTGAAGATAAGCTGCACAAATCGCAGGTTGGAGCAGTGGTAGCTCGCTAGGTTCATGTCCTAGAGGTCGCAGATTCGAATTCTGCACCTGCAACACTCATTTTTTTGGTTATAAGGTTATAAGGTAAAGTTAATTAGTTTTCTAAGTTTTAGCATCAAGTTCGTGAGAATATGATGCTTCTGGTTCTATGGTGTAACGGCAGCACAAGAGATTTTGGTTCTCTTAGAGATTGTTCGATTCAGTCTGGAACTACTACAATTTTTTCATCTATGTGCTTCTGCTTGTGAAAGTAGTAGTGCTTTATTTATTATACACTTTTTTAAGTGTTTCTTTTACTTAAATAATTTATTTTTTTTCTCAACTGCTTGTGATAAGTCGTTGAGTTTTGCCCTTAAAGCATGTAGGTAATGCGCTACATACGTAGATTTAATGCTCCGACCAGTATGTAGAGAAGATGGCTCGATACCATCTAAGGGCGCAACGTATCGTCATGATACATGATTGAATTTTATATTAGACTGTTTTCCATTGGCTGTCAGATTATTAAGTTAGTCTGCCGCCAAGGTTTTAACAAAAAAAGAAAGATGAAAGTAATATATAGTATTAAGGTTCATCGTGACAACCTGCAACAGCTCCAAAAGCTAAGATACTTGGCAAGGGTTGATGTAGGTGAGGACGGTAAATCTATAACGGTTCAAATCAAGGATAATTGCACAAGAGGCAGCTTGATAGCACGCACAGGCGATTACATCGTTCAGTTTTCCACTGGAGAGGTTCAGAGGTATGGTTGCGAGGCTTACGCTAACCTTGTGAAAAACCCTTCTAACGTATCTAAGGAGTATTAGCTATGGCTTCTGCTAGGGTTATTCAACACAAGTACACATCGAAAGATGGTACTGAGTACGATAGTAGAGAAGAATATCTGTATCACCAAATTCTTCTTGCTGATAAACGAGTTTCTTGTATTCATAGACAAGTGAAACTCAGTATATTCAAATCCATTTATATGTTTGTGCCGAAACAACTCAAAACAAAGGTTCGGTATGATAAAAGACTGATGGTTAGCGGTCATAGCTATAAACCAGACTTTATATTTTGGGAAGACGGAAAATTGATTGTATGTGATGTGAAATCTAAGTACACTCATTCTCTTAGGGAGTTCAGAATAACTGCCAAGGGGTGTATTAATAAGATTGTCGCACACAATAAGAAACGTCATAATGGTGAGCCGTTTGTGGTTTTTCGTGAAGCTATCCATATCAAGAAGAACGAATGGAAGATAATCGACTACCCACCTGACGGAAACAGTTATTGTGAGATTTAATTTCATTCATAATTTATTTAAAATTATAGTTAGTTATGTAAACCGCCCCTACGCTGACTAAGGTTGTCGTAGAATAGGATGTGGAGTTGCTCTTTGGGCAAGAGCATGGATTTGAGCTGCACCGTAAGGGGAAATAAAACCTCTCGTAAGTTTGGTATGCGGTGTGTCTTTTGAAACGTAGGAGACGAAGCATCCTTTTAAAAACAGTTTAATATGAAACATACAGTTGATGATATTGAATTAAAGATAGAACCTGAGTTCAGAATGCTTCATAATAGAGTAGGTGTATTTAATACACATTTTCAGAATTTTGGGCATTATAATATACCGAAAGCTCAACTAATTTTGGCTGACCCACCTTATAATCTCGGCGTTAATGCTTACGCAAGCAATCCATCTTGGTATAAAGACGGAGATAACAAAAATGGAAAGCGTTTAGACGATGTATGGAGTTTTAATAGAGTTCCTTCTGATAAGTTGATTCACCAGAATCAAAAGCCTATTCCATTACTTATGCAATGCGTTTTAAAATCATCAAATGAAGGTGACTTGGTTTTTGATGGGTTCATCGGGAGTGCAAGTACAGCTTTAGCTTGTTTGCGAACTAATAGAAAGTTCGTAGGATTTGAGCTTGATAAAGAATGTTACGACAAGGCTTGCAGGAGCATTCAGCTTGAAATGGCACAGCCGAGCCTGTTTTGATTACAGATATGTAGCTTTTCATTTGCCCTTATATTATGCAATAGCCCAACCGATGATAGTGTTCCTTGGGCAAGAACGATAATGGTGTACTGCTAGAAATAGTGGTACTATTGAAATCTGGTAGCTATCATCGGTAACTGGAGATTGTGACCGTAGCGTATGGCAAAGTACGGAACATACAAGAAATTAGGAGGCAGAACCCACAAAAATAAAAAACTCTTATTATGACTGCTGACCGAAATCCACTGGGATGTTGCCAACCGATGAGGTTCGATTCCTCAAATCTCCACTTCTTTAGAATAGGTCAATGTTTAACGAGCCAAGGCAGTTCCGACCGACCATCGGGAAATAGTCAATACAATTCTTGTAGGATTCATCACTTAAATTTTGCCAACTGCCGAGGCTCTTTTTTACAAAGTACTGGAGGTGTGTAATGGCGAGATTAACACTTGAAGAATTAAAGAAAGACCCATTGACAAAAGGCGATTTTGAACGCATGAAAATTATGGGGCTAGACGCAAACGAGCCTTGGGCGTTAGTTTGTAAGATATTGGATTTTTGTGATGATGGTTACTTTAATATGAGAGCATTAAATCTGTTCTCCATATATGTAACTGGCTACTTCGATTGTTATCGTAGATTAAATTCTGAAAAGATAGAAAAGTTAAAAAAGACTTTTGAATTATGAAAGGTATGTATTATATATGCTATCTTGTTGCTATGCTTATTCTTGTAGTTGCTGCCGAGATAATCAACTTCGCAAGCAAGACAGTATGCGGCAAGAAAGTTATCAAATGTTTTGATTTATGAGTATAATTTTATTTGCGCTTGCTGCAACCGCTCTTATGTTCGCAGTTGTTGGTGTAATAGCGATGATGCTAGGTTTGGATAAAGAAGATTAGCAAAATGAGAAGCGAATCAAGGCGCAGTCAGCTCGACCACGAAAGATATATGAGAAATCGTGAAGAAAGACTGCAAAAGCAAAGAGATTATTACAGAAATAATACTGAACTTTGCAAGGCTAGCGTAAAGCGATGCAAAAAGAAAAGAGTAGAAAGAGAAATATTATTATTGTTTAATTAATTAAATATGTAGCTATTATGGCAAAAGACAAAATTAAGTTGGTTTTCGAGATTGACCGTTTTAAGGTTATCGGTTGTGTCGCACGTAACTGTGAGACAAAGGAAGAGTACGATGAATTGGTGAAAATCATCAATGGTACTGATGAGGTTGTTCGCAATGACAAAGAAATTGAGAAGACAAACTGTGTACTGATTCTCGACCAGTTGTTGCACAACAACGAGAATTTGGCTCTTCGCAAACGCTTGGAGAGCGAGAATGAAACACTTCACAATGGCGAAGGTGACGGTGATGGTGACAACGATGGTGATAGCAACGTAAAGTGCATCGAAATCAAAGGCGAGGTTGCCAAAGAACTCTTTGATAAGATTGCTTCTTTGGCTGATAATGGAAAGGATGGTGAGTAATGAGGGCAAGAACAGCATCTTGGTATGAGACTAGAATCAAGTACCAAAAGACGATGGAGGATGGCTCGGAAAAAGTAGTCAATGAACTTTATGTTGTTGATGCACTTTCTTGCACCGAGGCAGAAACATCTGTCATTGAAGAAATGAGTTGCTATATTAGTGGCGATTCTGCCGTTACAAGCGCAAAGAAAACCAACTATGGCGAGATTTTCTTCTCTGACTTGGATGATGATGATAAGTGGTACAAGGCAAAACTCCAGTTTATCACTATTGATGAGAAATCCGATAAGGAGAGACGTTCTAACGTTACTTACTTGGTTCAGGCTAAGTCGTTGGCACGTGCTCTTCGATACGTTGATGAGGCGATGGGAAAGACTATGATTGATTACGACATTGTAGGTCTTAACGAAACTCATGTCTTCGATGTATTCGAGCATCACGCTCCATCTTCCGAAAATAAAGAGGAAAAGAATGAGTAGAATCGACAAACTTATAGCATCTATGCCGCCAAGAATGGCTAATGCAGTAATCCATCAACGCAAGTTACATGCTTGCTTGATGGAACTTACTGCAAAAAAGTCAAGAGAAGTGGCGGCTAGAGCTATTTTTCTGAATTACCAAGATGGTGATGGCAGAAAGTTAGGTACGATTCCACATTATTACGAAAGACCTACAACTACTGGTTCTGTAATGGTGGAAACGTACTTTAGTTATATTGATAGAGTACATTAAATCTCAAAGCTATGGCAAACAGTAAACTAGCAACTTTCTATAAAAGAAGCTGCCACGATTGTATATTTCTCCAAGTCTGCAAAGACCCTAATGCAAGCTACAATGGTGATTACGTTTGCAAAGATTGGGAATGGAAATACGAGTGATTAATTTTTAAAAGTTGAAAAATGGAAAATGAAAACAACGGATATGAGGTTATGCAAGTTAGTCAAGACCAAAGTATCATTCAAGTTGATGCAGTAGAACGTGCAAACGTTGATTCTCAGGTTGCAACGGCAAAGCAATACCCTAGAGACCTTGCAAGAAGTGTAAATAATTCAATAGCTATGGCTACAATGGACTATGCGACCGCACAGAGCTGTGGATATGCACTCCCACGTGGTGGAAAGCCTATTACTGGTCCGAGTGTTCATCTTGCCAAGCTTATTGTAAGTAATTGGGGCAATATGAGAGCAGAAGCAAAGGTTGTTCAGATTACCGATAAGCAAGTTATCAGCCGTGGTACTTGTTGGGATTTGGAAAACAACGTTGCTACCGCATTTGAGGTAAGACGCTCTATTGTTGGAAAGAATGGTAAACGTTTCTCTGACGATATGATTACTGTTACTGGTAATGCCGCAAACTCAATCGCTTATCGTAATGCAGTATTCTCTGTTATTCCAAAAGCAATTACTGATAAAGTATATCAAGCAGCTCAACACTTCATTACTGGTGATTTGTCAGACGAGGAAAAGCTCGTAGCAAGACGTAAGAAGTGCATCGACTTCTTTAAGGATGAGTATGGTATTACCGAAAACGAGGTTGTAATGCTCTGTGGTAAACAGACGGTCAATCAGATTAAAGCAGACCAAATCGCTCTCCTTCTCGGTATTACCCAATCTCTCAAAGATGGTGATACTACAGTTGAAGAGGTTATGAGACCTTATCGTACAGAGGAAAATAAGAAGACTATCGCTGACAAGGCTGCCGAAGCTGCAAAGGCTGATGCTGCCAAGAAGGAGAAAAAGAAATGATTACCGACAATGTAGAGCAGCGTAGCTTGCAATGGTACAGAAATAGGGTAGGTTGCATCACTGGTTCTAAGGTTGCCGACATCATGAAGTCTGGTCGTAAGAAAGATGAGGCTTTCTCAGATACAGCCAAATCGTATCTTTACCAAATCGCAGGTGAACGTCTTTTTAATCCCGATTTCTTGAACGATGACGATATATTCCAAGATTACATCGACCAAGTTTCTGTAAACACAAAGGCTATGCAGTGGGGCGCTGATATGGAAGACCAAGCGAAGGCTTGCTTCTGTCAGCTTCCACAAAATGAAGGTATAGAGATAACAGATGTTTCCTCTTGTAAGCACGACACAATCCCTTACTTCGCAGCAAGCCCTGATGGTGCAATCTATGGTCGTGATGGTGGCGATATAAAGATTATTGAGGTCAAATGCCCTAACATCAATACTTACATGAAGTACCGCACGCTTATCCACGATGCTGCATCGATCAAAGAAGTTGAGCCTAAGTATTACTGGCAGATGATGGCAGAAATGAGTTGTACTGGTGCTACTAGCGGTATATTCATTACATACTGCCCTTGGTTATCTAAGCCTATTCATTGGGCTGAGATTGAGAGAAATGGAGACGATGTAATGCTTATGGAAGCTAGGGTTATGTTGGCAAACGAGTTTATTGACGAAATTATTAATAAGTAATAATGGAAATTCAAGGAAAAGTTATTGCCGTTTTACCTGAAAGAAGCGGCGTATCTGCAAGAGGTGAGTGGAAATCTCAGACCTATGTAATAGAAACACAAGAGCAATATTCTAAGAAGATGGCTTTTGATGTTTTTGGAGCTGATAGAATTGCGAATTTTGGCATTCAGCTCGGTGAGGTTATTAACGTTAGCTTTGATATTGATGCACATGAATATCAAGGCAGATATTTTAATCAGATTCGTGCTTGGAACGTTGTTCGTCAGGAACAGCAAGCTCCTGCACAAGGTGGCGGTTTTAGTGGCAATGTTCAGTCTGGCGCACAAGCAGCACAACAAGCTATGGCAAGTTCTGCTAATGCTGCTGGCGTGGCAAACCCGACGAATACGCAAAATCTGTTTCCACCTGCACAGCAGTCAGCACAGCAGACAGGACAGCCACAAGGGAACTCTGATGACCTTCCATTCTAAAGTAGAGTTAATCAAACGAGCATTCAACGCTTATGTGGTTCAATCTGAAAAATGTGTTTGAACTAGAAAAGTTTAGAGCAAAAGTAACCGAGTTGGAGACCAAAGGTGCTATGGTAGAACTGAAAGAGAAGCGTGGGCGTTCCTTAAATCAGAATGCCTACCTTCATTTACTTCTATCAGCATTTGCGCTTCAATACGGCTACACTCTAGACGAAGTTAAGACACATTACTATAAGCTAATAGTGAACAAAGATATATTTCTCAGAGAAGGGATTGATAAATTCACAGGAGAATGCTATAAGTATCTTCGTTCTTCTGCTGACCTTACGAAAGACGAAATGAGCAAATCAATTTCTGATTTTAAATCGTGGGCAAAAGAAGAAGCTGGATTTGATTTTCCTGATTCTGATGAATATATCGCACTACTGCATATTCAGCATGATATAGAAAGACAACAAAATTACATACAATAGCTTATGATGTTACCAACTAACATACGTCAGAAGTCTAGCGAATTGTTCCCTAATGACGCAGAGAAACAGAGAATATTTCTTATGGGTGCTGCATTTTCGTTAGGAAACGATTTATCGGATTTCGAGATTACTACAGAGCAAAAACAAGAAGAATATTATCCTTGCAAAGAAGCTCTTGAAATGTGGCTTGCATATAAGAAAGAAAAACGTCAGACTTACAAGCCACGTGGGTTAGAAGCTCTTAAAAAGAAACTTCTACAGTTGTCAAACGGAAATCCCGAATACGCAAAGGAAATCGTTGAGTATTCCATGGGCAACAACTACACTGGGTTGTTCAGCCCTAAAATTAATTATGCAAATAGTTATGAACAACAGCAACGAACTTTCAACAAAATTAGTTCAATCCTTGCCGACTGAATGTAGCCAAGCGGTAGCAAAATATGGCAAACAATATGCGCTATTCTTGGATAAATATCCTACTCTGCAAAATCGGACAGATGCAATTACATCTGTATATGATTCTGTAGCTAGAGGCGGTATGTCGTTTGTTAGTGTTGATAAGTACTTCAAAGATGGCGCAAGCGAGTTTTGGATTAAGATAATGCTTATCGACTTGTTTATGGTTATTGGAGCTATCGATTCGACTACTCCTTATCAGTTCAAGGCTATGGCACAGCGTATCAGACAAGAATACTATCACCTAACGCCTAGTGAGCTTACTAGATTCTTCTACGAGTTTTCTATGGGTGAGTATGGCGAAATCTATGTAGGAAAGACAGTAAATCCTCAAAAACTTTTTATTGCTCTCGAAAAATACATGTGTAAGCTCTATGAAAAGAGAGCTGAAATTGATTCTCAAAAGTTAGCTGAGAAACAAAAGAAAGAAGATGAGGAATCTAGAAGAAAAGCAATATCCTACGAAGAACATTGCCGCTTAAAGGGTGTTGATATTGAAAAATCGCCTCTTGAAAAGCTAAAGAGAAAACTTGAAAAAGAATCAAAACGAGACCAAAATGGCAGACGTAAGTAAAATGGCAGAGGAATGGCTCAGTGAGCACCCTGATGCGACAAAGAAAGAAATATGGATGGCTGGTTATTGGAAATCTACCGATAACTGGTGTAACCGAACTAAGTAAATTTTAGAATTATGACGCAGAAAGAACGTTTTGAGAACGCTACCACAAAGCAAGCGGTAGTGTTCATCTGTATCTACTCCTGGGTTATTGTGAGAAACCTAGGAAGAGCAATCAATAAGGCGGTTCACAAGCTGCCCTGGTTGTTCATCGTGGTAACGGTAGTAATATCATTCATCGTTAGCTTCGTCTTTATTTCTAAGGCAAGGGCAGAACGAGATAGCTACAACCAGAAGCTAGTACACGCAACACAGCAGCTTGATAGTTTCTATGCTGCATACGGAAACATTAAATCAAAGTAATATGGACGGAATGGTAATCAATAATTTGTCTGCACAAGTAACTACCGAATGCGGACTGCTGCAACAAGAACTTCTTAAATCGTTTGTTGAGGCTAGAAAACAAAGAGGTATTATGGAAAGCTTAATGCAAAGATTAGCGGCAAAAAAGATGAACGCGATAAGAGATATGTATGAGAACGTTCGTGTTACACATAAAAAATTTGGCGAGTGTGGTAGCGACTTTTATATTGATGCAATCGCTAATGGAATTACGTTGACTCTAAAATATTACGTTAATAGGATTCCTTTGGACGGTTTATCTAAGCACGACAAAAGTGTTGCTAAACGTTATAATGAATATGTGTACAGTTACGATACAGCCAACAATGTATCATCAGATTTTAAGACGTTCAATCCATCATACGGTTTTACTGGCAGTTGTTATTGGGATTTTTCTATTGATGAAATTCTCGAAAGCGATTTCTTGACTAAAGGTATTCGTATTGTTAGTGAAGCGGATAGCCCATTTGATATTTTTCTCAAATAGTAGTATATGAAAAAGTACAAACATACAATAATAATGATTCTGCTTGTAATAGCAGCACTCATCGCAGGTTACGGTTTCATCTGTTTTATGGTTGAACACATTTTCCTTTCGCTTCTGATGGTATTCTGTATCAGTTGCGCATTGGCAGTAGAGAGGGAGGTGTAAGATATGGAGATTTGGAAACCAACCCCTATGGAAGGTGTCAAGTGGCTTATTCCGAGGATGTACACTTTCGATGATAAGTCGCAGTACAAGACGTACAAGATACCTTGCAAGTATAAATACTCTACAGTAGAGGTCAATGCAATCCTTCGCAAGGTTAAGACGTTCCTCGCAACGTATGTGTATATCCCTTGCGTCATCTCCGATTGGTACTTAGCCAAGCTTCAGGGTGTGATGGAGCATAAGAACCTCTATCGCTTCGAGGCTAAGAGAAATCTTGAGGAAATCAAGTCGATAGTGAGGAAAATCATCAACTGGTTCGAGTTCGACTTCTGTAACGCCGACTACTTCAACGAGCTTTCTCTGTCTTACATTGATGCCGTATCTCCAGATATGGAGAAGTTTCTGAAATTTATAGAGGTCAAGCTCGCTAATCTTGGGCACAAGAACGTCAGCATACCTGCATTGTCCTACATCTGCTTCCAAATGCTCTGTGAGGGATTCGTGAACTACAACACCATAATGAGGGGTGCGAAGACTGACTACGACTTCGACTTCACAGAACTGTTTCATTATCTCTGCCCAGAACTCGCTTCCGAGAAAGCAAAGAAGTTTATGGTGTCAAGAGGTCTCTCCGAGGAGTTCGTCTTGAAGTTCAACGAAAAGAAAGAGGTAACTGAGATGTTCGCCAACATCGAGCGTATCTTCATCGACCAAAAGATGCAGAAGAATGCCGCCAAGTCTGTGTTCGATACATTGGACGAGGAAACTAAAGCCAGTATGCTTTCTGGTGGCGATGAGATTGAGAAAACGCTCAACGAGATTGAAACTAACAACTTAAAGAAGAAGCAAAAATGAAAAAGATTCCACAGCTGTACACAAAGAACAGTAAAGGTCGCTATCAGGAATACAAGATTCCTGACATCGATATATCGAAGACTTTCTATAGAAAGATAAATGGGAAGTATGAGCCTGTTAGTATGCTCTCGTATAGTCCTCTAGAAGAGGGCGTATGGGTAGTCACTCGCGAAAGTTCGACAATCGAACATATCCGTGGCACTTATCTTCGTGAGAGCTTCCATCTTGACAAGGCTGCCGACATTGAGCGTTTTCCTCTGTCTAAGATGGGACACATCAAGAAGGTTGCAGAACGTATCATTGATGAGCTGAGACTTGGTAATACAGACACTAGAGTCATGACAAACAATGAACTTGTCAAGTTGGTTGTCGGGCTTGTCTATAAATACAATGAGGATGTGTAACTATGGAAGATTTACCTGTAGGCGCAGAAATCGTCTTGAAGGTGGTTGAGACCAAGGAAGCTGATTGTAGCGGTTGTTTCTTTGATGAAATTGCAAACTGTATCAATATAGATATGTGTAATCGAATCAAGTGCGCATCAAATGAGCGAAAAGACGGAAAGAATGTTCAATTCAAAAGAGTAAAGTGATATGAAAAAAGAAATTAATATAGCGGAAATCCTAAAGGATAAGCCGCAAGGAACTAAGTTGTATTCTATTCTATCTGATGGAGAATGTTTTCTAAACGAGGCTTCTGAAGATAGTATTTACATTGATATAGATAACAGAAAACGCTTTTGGTGTCTTACGGTTTATGGTTCTACTCATTCATTTCCAAATGGATGCGTGTTATTGTTCCCATCAAAAGGAATGCGTGATTGGAAAAAGTTCGCCTGGAAGAAGGGCGATGTGCTGGTTAATAAAGATGGGGATGTACATATTATATTTGAAAGATTTGCCGATGATACATATTGCTCTTTCGTAGGGAAATATTATCTTTGGAAAGAGAATAATGATACAGAACATTTCTATAAAAATGAACGATTGCTAACTTCTGATTTCCAAAAAGCAGGTAAAGATTCTGCTCAGACCTACATCAGCACCATCAAGGAGCGATTGGGCGGAAAGCTGAATCGTGAGACCTTGGAGATTGAGAAGACTCAGACTGAGTTCAAGGATGGAGATATAGCTTTTGCTGATTTTGGTAAAACACAAGATGTATTTATAGTATCAGGTAAAACAAATTTATCAGAAGGTTATAACTCATTCATTTCTTTAGATTTAAGTGGTTTAACTTTGAATATGGGTTACAGAACTAGTTTCTTTGATAAAGACCTTTGTAAACTTCGCCTTGCCACAGAAGAAGAAAAACAGCAACTCTTTGACGCTCTAGCAAAGGAAGGCAAGGCTTGGGATGCAGAGACAAAGACTTTGGAGGACTTGCCAAAGAAGTGCGAGTTCAAGCCTTTCGATAAGGTGCTTGTTAGAAATACAGATACAGAAGAATGGTTCCCAGGGTTCTTTGAGAAGATGGATAGTACTTGGAATTATCCATATCATATAATGAACCGCCGTAGTATGACAGATTTTGCTTTTAAGCAGTGCATTCCTTACGAGGGAAATGAGCATTTGTTAGGTACAACTAAAGACGTGGAGGGCTAGGTATGATTAGAGACGATGCAAAGATAATTGTAACACCAACTGGTGTATCACTTAAAGAGGCGTTGACTGAAGAAGTAGTTAAGGAACTCAGTAAAGAAGCTTCCAACTATATAAATTATGACATCCCAGAAGTAAAACTTGGTGGCAACCCTCCTAGTGGCAAGGAAAACCGTAGAACTAGGAGAATGTTAGAACTTAGAAAAAGAAAGGGTAGAATATGATAGATGATAAGAAAATAGAAACTGCAAAGGAAGAAATCTACGAGGATAAATTCCTTGGCTGCGGTGAAATGGTAGAAGCCTTCAAAGATGAAGATGCGATGGAAATGTTCGACAAAAAGGACATCAAAGAAGCTATTGGACTAGGTGCTAAGTGGATGCAAGAAGAATTTTTGAAGGACTTGTGGCATCCTTCTAGTGAAGAGCCAAAGCGTCATAGTTACATCATGTTTAAAACCACTAACAATAATGGATTCGGAACAGAATACATAGATTGTAGTTGGAAAGCTATAGCCAGATGTCTTCAAATTACTCAATGGCTTTATATTGATGATTTGCTCCCAAAGGAATGAGGCAATCAATGAAAACATTTGTATTTGATATTATGCTAAACGGAAGATTCATCTGCACATTAAAGTATAAATATTGTGCGCTCTTCCCGATAGACTTTGAAGATTTAGAGAAGTTCGTCTTCCAAAAGAGACCTACTTTGAAAGGTAAGGATTTTAAAATTGCGTTTTAGATATGGCAGGATTTGAAAAAGGCAAGAAGTACGATGTAGTTGATGCCGAGCAAGGGGATTGCGTTGGGTGTTGCTTTAATAAAGATGGTTGCACCTTAGACATATCTATTCCTTGTAGAAAAGAATTTATTTATAAAGAAATCAAAGAAAATGACAATGAAAGAACTTAAAGATTTGATTGCTGGTGATGCTGTACTAGTTGTAGGTAGGTCTTGCAGACGTATCGCCAAAATTGATAAAGTGACAAAGACTCAAATTGTTGTTAATAACGCTAGATTTAGAAGAGATTCGGGCTGGCAATGCGGTGGTGATAGATGGAATGTTAGAAAAATATCTGTTCCTACAGAAAAGGAAATATCAGATATTAAAGAAGAGAATCTTCGTAAGACTCTCATCTACGCTATCAGTTCTTTTGATTTCAAACGCTTATCAACAGATGAGTTAAAACAAGTGTACAATATTGTAAAAGGCAAAGAATGAAAGAGCTTGAAGTTGGCGAAAGAGTAACTATTACTCTTGAAGTTGTTGAGCAGGATGGTTGCGATGGATGCTTCTTTAAAGGAGTGCTTGGCTATTGTGGCGCAGCTCCACTTGGATTGAAGTGTCTTCCTGAATATCGTTCAGACAAAAAGAATGTAATCTTTAAAGAAGTTAAGGAGTAATCGTATGAATGAGATAGAGAAAATATGTAAGGAAATCCAATGCCCACACTTTATTGTGTGGAATTTCGGATATGGTAATTGTATATCTTGTAAGTTGCAAGGGGAAAGCTACAATATAGAATCTGTAGCCAATGATTGTCCTTATAAGGATAAGTTCAACAAACTTAAAGAATAATCGTATGGATAAGTTAGAATATATACCAGGAGATTTGGTGATGACAAATGGAGTACCACTAGGTACAGCTAGATATGTCGTTTACAGAGTAACATCATCCGACCCATCAAAGACATTAAAGTTGGACGATGGAACGGTTCTTAATGGTGTTGTCTGCTTAGAGAATATCGAAGGTGCGGAATTAGGAGAGAATGGCTATCTCTCAGGTGACTGCTGTGCTTGGGTTAAGGATATTGTTCCTATTAATCTTGTGCCCGCAATTTTGGAGAAGAATGGATGGAAGGTTTCATCAGAATGTAAATGGATTTACGTAAAAAAAGATAATGTTAAAATTTTCAGACTCTTAGACGATATTCATTACGCTGCTTATATAGGAATTGTAAGGCTATTAGAATTTCAATATATTCATCAGTTACAACATCTTCTCTTCGGTCTTGGAATTAATTACGAAATGGAGGTGTAGGTATGCTTATAAGTGAATTTATTCAACAGCTTCAAGATGTTTACGATGAAGAGGGTGATATGGAAATTGCCATCAAGATAGATGATAACGACTTAGGTTCTGAACCTATTGTTGTGAAATCTACTGTTTATGAACAACTTTATATAGTTAATTCCTAATCGCCTTCGGGCATAAATTTAAAGATATGACAAAAGAAGAACGTTTTGAAATATTAAAGGCATTATGCTATAGTGTGCCGCAGAATACTAACGTTGACCCACACCAAATTTCAGCAGCTATAGTCTGTACATACAAAGGTGTAATAGAATGTAATCTCTAACCGCCTTCGGGCATAAAATATAAAGATATGACAGAAGAAAGATTATCTAGAGCTAACGAATTAAGCAACTTTGTTAATGCTTATAAAGAAGTTATCGGTAGATATTGTAATGGCATGAGTGCTAATGAAAACAGACTGGGGAGTGCTCTAATAGATATAAACAAGTATGCGCCAAAAGAATCTGCCGACATAAAGAATGCTATAAAAAGGGCTTTAAATAGCATTCAGAAAGAGTTTGACGAGCTTTAGTAACTAACCTCCCTTATGGGATAAAATATAAGTAATATGACAGAAATAGAATTATACAACGAATTAAAGAATGTAGAAGGTCGTTTAAAGATGATGGATTCGCAAATATTAGAGCTTCACATAAAGGAGAATGATATAATGAACGACTTTCTAAGTTTGTTACCTTTTCAGAAAGGTGACAAGGTGAAAGATAAAGATGGCAATATCTTTATCATAGAACATCTAAAAGATGCCATATCTCTTGACAAGAATGAAATCAAGGTTCATTTTCTTATCCGAAAAATAAAGAAAAACGGAGAACCTTATCAATACGCAAACCAAGCTTGGGGAATTGATTATTTTTCCCTTGAGAAAGTAGTAGAGTAATAACCATCCTGCAAAGGATATAAATATAAGTAATATGAAAAAGTTTATTGGTACAAAAGTCATTATGGCAGAGCCTATGACTATGGTAGAAGCACAGAAAGTGCTTGGTAGAGAACTGAAGCCAGCAACAGTTGAGGAAGATGGCTACTTAGTAAAGTACAAGGACGGATATAAGTCTTGGTCTCCTAAGAGTGTGTTTGAGGAAGCCTATCGTGAAGTAGGCTCTGTTAACTTCGGCGGAGCTATTGACTTGTTGAAGGCTGGTCTTGCTGTAAGACGCAAGGGATGGAATGGTAAGGGCTTGTTTATCGTGAAGCAGGTTCCTTCTCATATCACAGGTGACATCATCCCTAATATGCAGTCACTCCCTCAGTCTGCTAAGAGCATCTTGATGAGTCGTGAGAATCCTCACATTGACTACACCAATCAGATGCTTATCATCAATCCTGATGGAAGAGCAGATTCTTGGGTTCCTTCCGTATCTGATGTGTTTGCGGAAGATTGGGAAGTTGTAACTGAGTAACTAATCACCCTCTCCTTGGTGAAATTAAGATAATAATGAAAAAGCCGTGCTCGAATTAGATTGGTTGGCATTAGGTGTAGCCGTAAAATATCAATTACCGCTTGACAATTCACCTCAGAGCACTCTTATGTGGAAAAGGCATCAAGCATTTAGTACATATCGAAGAACGTTAATGAGTGAAAGGCTCATAATAACATCATGGAGAGGGTAAAAAAAAGAGAATATGGACTTAGTAATTACAATGTTAGGTTGGATTGCACTAGGGGTTATATCTGCTTATCTGTTAGCAATAGCAGGAAAAATAATCTTTGATGCTGCAACCGCTGATTATAAGTTATACAAGCATGTAAGATTGTGTCGCAAGAGATTGTTAAGACAGCGATATGAAGATTACGCTTGGCTGTTACTCCAGTTAGAGAAAGATACGGAAGTTTTCAATCTTACTCATAATACAAGAGATTGGACTTTTGAAGATTGGAGAGAATTTTATCTTAAAAAGATAAAGGAGGATAAGCAATGAGTAAAGAAAAAGCTATTGAGTATATCACAAGAGCCAAAGAACAGTTATCAGACGATTTGCTTTCTGTCAGGTTTTGTCAAATGGCTCGCAATAATTTAGATAAGGCACTTAAAGAGTTGGAGGATTGAGTATGATGGAGATTATAAAAAACAAAGAAGAGGTTAAATCTGTGATGAATATTATACAAGCATTCGCAGATGGTAAAACAATACAAGCAATTGACCCTTATGAAGACGAGTGGGTCGATCAAGTAGGACTTAATTTTAAAGCACTATTTGAGGGGCAATACCGAATCAAGCCAGAACCAAAGTACCGCCCTTTCAAGAATGCTGAAGAGTGTTGGGCTGAAATGTCGGAACATCAGCCGTTTGGGTTTACGAAGTTTAAAAATGCAAAAAGTGGATATTATATGGTTACGTTTATCGCAAGTGGTGCAACAGTTGGCATGAATAATATTCCATTTAGTTATGAAAATATGTTTGATAGTTATACCTTTGCTGACGGTACTCCATTTGGTATAAAAGATGAGGAATAGTTATGGCAACATATAGAATAGTAGATATGTATCGTAAAAGCAAGGCTATTAAAGGCATACATTATGATTCTTGGAATGAGCCAATCCTTGCTTATCGTGTAGATAAAAGACATTCATTGCTCTTTGGTCTTATCCATTATTGGGATTATGGCGCATATAACCTTTGTCCAGAGTATTTGTTTCCTTCGGTTGATAAAGCCAAGGATACTATATTGAAGGTTGATAAAAGTAGAAGAGTAACAATTTTATATAAGTAGCGTATGAAGGTTAGATTAGCAAAAAATAGTGGAGGAAAAGTAATATGGAAGCAGGACAATTATTAGTGCTATTGTTATCGTTTTGTGCTTTAGCATTGCATTTGAAAAATCGTAGAAGAAAGGACTAGTTATGGTTAAACCTTACAGAATCAAGCATAAGGCTAGCGGATATTTCTACCAACGTTACAACGGAAGTAACCTTGGTAAGAAAGGCAGGGTGTATATGAATAATCAATCACCACTTACAATGTGTGATAATGAGACCTTTATACGTATTCAGATTCGTCACAACACTTTAGCTTATAAAGCATTGAGAGATATGCTTTCCAAATATGCTATAGGTAAAGATGATGAGTGTGAATGGAATAGTACATCTTACAGAGTTCCGAAATGTGAATTTGAAAAAGAAGAATTATAGCGTATGAAAATAGAAAATATCAAGTTCAAGGCTAAACGTCTTGACGGCAAAGGATGGGCAATCGGAGATTTGCTGCATTCCTATGAGAATGGTGCTATCATAGTTCCCATAGAAGGTGGTGGTGCATTTTCTGTTGATTCAGATACAATCTGCCAGTTCACAGGACTGAAAGACAAGGATGGTAAGGACATCTTTGAAAATGACATCTTGTACGATAAAGATAGCGGTATAGCGTCAGCGATAAAGTGGAAAAGACATGTTTGTGGTTATGTGTATGAAAAGGTTGGTATGTTTGCAACTGTGCATGTATATGCTTGCCACACAGGTCTTTTGAAGATTATTGGCAATAAGTTCGACAGGAAGGAAGGTGAGAAATGAAGAAAATATTATTTTATTCAGTACTTGTATTGGCTGTGATTTTCTCAATCCCTTATGTAGCTTTGTGTATTATAGCTTGCCTATATATTAAAATAACAGGATTTGTTACTATTCCACTAAGCTCGTATGTTGGTAGAGCAGCACCTCTGCCAAAATGGTTTATGCGTTTTTTCGATTGGTTAGAATACTTAACAGGTAAAAGCTTATGAAGATTAGACTAGCAAAGAAGATAATGAAAGCAAGGCTACTGATGAAAAAGAATAGTCATTGGATTCATGTAATAAATCTTCCTTATTGGAAGATGAAACACAATTTGATGCTTACACATAAAAGTATAGACCACCGCATCACTAAGGCGATAAGTTTAACAAGTAAAAAGAAATGAGATATGAATGAGTTTACAAAGGTCTTTGCAAAGACAATAGAAGATGAAGCTATCAAGCAGATAGAAGTTCTATCCAATAGCGATGCTTACTCTGGTTGTGAAATAAGAATAATGCCAGATTGTCACGCAGGTAAAGGCTGTACTATTGGCACGGTGATAGAGCTGGACAAAAGAGTAGTTCCTAACACCGTAGGAGTAGATATAGGTTGCGGAATGAAAGTCGTTAGACTTGGTAAAGTTAATATTAATCTACAGAAATTTGACGAAGCAGTCAATACGTTGATTCCATCTGGTTTCAATATCAACGAAGAAGCTTCTGCATACATACATGGATTAGTTGACGGCAATATGTTTGGTAAATTTCGTTCTTGGGATAGTATTAATGGGATGGATATAGTATATCGTTCTGTTGGTTCTCTTGGCGGTGGCAATCACTTTATAGAGTTAGATGCAAACGAAGAGGGCGAGAAGTTTCTTGTGATACATACAGGAAGTAGAAACCTTGGAGTTAGGGTATGCAACTATTACCAAAACCTTGCTTACCAGTATTGCCACAAGAAGGCTGCCGATAAGTCGGAGGTTATTGCCAAGCTAAAAAGCGAAGGCAGAGAAAATGAGATACAGAGTGTTATTAAGTCATTAGGTACTAAAAATATAAGCAAGGAACTTTCTTACTTGGAAGGTGATTTGCTCAATGACTACCTCAATGATATGCGCATAGTTCAAAAATATGCTGAACAAAACAGAATGATTATCGCCAACAGACTTGTAAATGCTTTAGGTGTAGATATTGATGCTGATTCAGATAAGTATTCTTTTACAACCATTCACAACTATATAGATACAGACAAGGGTATATTGCGAAAGGGAGCTATCAGTGCAAAAAAGGATGAGGTAGTCATTATCCCAATGAATATGCGTGATGGTTCTCTTATCTGCAAGGGAAAAGGTAACAAAGATTGGCTATGCTCTGCCCCTCATGGCGCAGGTAGATTAATGTCTCGTACACAGGCAAAGAAAGAGTTATCTATGGATTCTTACAAGAATGAAATGAATGGTATTTATTCCACATCAGTTTGTGAAGAAACCATTGATGAAGCACCTATGGCATACAAGCCAACCGAAGAGATTGTTGAGTTAATCAAACCTACGGTTGATGTCATTGATGTCATTAAGCCAATTTACAACTTTAAAGCAAAATCATTATGAGCAAGGAAACATTTGACTTCTCGGAGGCTCTGAGAAGAATGAAGGAAGGGAAGAAAGTGAGAAGAATCGGCTGGGGTATAGTTGACAAACTATGGATAGATAAAGATAAAAATATCAACATTTTCTATAAAGCAACAACACATTCTTCGGAAGGTTTCATTCATATTTTTCCAAGTTGTTGGAGTTATTTCACTTGCGAAGATATTCTCGCAACAGACTGGGAGGAGGTGTAAGGATGATGAAGGATGATGAAGAAAGATGTTGTGGTAACTGCCTTTGGATGGGATGCGAAGACATCTTAGGCAATGGATGGTGCTACAAAAAAGATTGCGAAACATCTTGTGATAAGGCTTGCAAGAAACATGAATTTTAAACTTTAAATATTAAAATGGAAAAGATTTTTAGACATTTCAAAGGAGGTTATTACAGATTTATTACTGAGGTCACTAATAGTGAGACTCAGGAGAAAGAAGTTGTTTATCAGGCTCTCTATGGAGAGCGCAAGGTTTGGACTCGCCCTGCTGATATGTTCTACGGAAAGGTGAACGTTGATGGCGTGGAGATTGATAGATTCACCGAGGTTGTTGGCGTGCCTGTCTTATTTAAAAAGACAAACGAGAACGCTATTATGCCAACGAAGGCGCATAACGATGATTTCTGCTACGACTGCTATGCGGTATCAGAAGAAGAGGTTGCCCCTAATGTGTGGAAGTATGGTCTTGGATTTGCTTTGCAGATTGAAAACCGCAACAAGCCTGTCGATATTTCAAGATGCTTCACGTTTCGTCCTCGTTCTTCCGTATATAAGACTGGTATGATTCTCAGTAATTGTGAAGGCACTGTCGATGACCCATATACTGGCGAGATTTCTGCCGTATTCTATCACGTTATGCCAAATATGCCGCGATACAAGGTTGGTGATAAAATCGTGCAATTCCACCTAGAAACAAGTGACAACATCATGTTTGTAGAGACGGATGAATTAAATAAAACAGAGCGTGGCGATAACGGCTATGGCTCTTCTGATAAGAATGGTATGGTACTCTAAAGTAAAAGGTCTTACAGAGAAAGTAATTGAGTTATATCCCACGATGTCTTCAAGGGAAATAGCAGAGATTACAGGATTTGCTAAGACTACTATAATTCGGTGTGCTGCAAAGAATAATCTAAAGCACACCGAAGAAACACAAAAAAGAATAGATGAATATGTAAGACAGCGGAGGTCTTCGGGTAGAAAATCATACGACTATTCTAAATTGAGCAAGAAGATTACTCATACAAGAAAGATGGAATCGTGGCGTGTAAGAAGTGGTCTAGAACAAAATACAAAATATAAAGTTCGTATCACTCCAAAACGCATACAAAATGCGATGTATCATCTTAGGCAAAAGTATGGTTATTTTTATGAAACTGTTGACAAAACTGAATTATATTACGATTCGAAAACAAGACGTGTGAAAAACGAGAATTACTATACTGAAAAGTATGGAATCTCTTTTATTCAGGCTGACGAATAACTTCTGTGCATTATCTATATGTTTAGGGGTGGCTACACATCACGTGCGGTCACCCCTTTTTTGTTTATAAATCAATAACCAAATAAAAACATTAGAAAAACTAAGAACGTTTGTGTAACTTTAATTTCCAGTATATCCAACCTAAAAATGCGAGAATGCCTATAAAAAGGCAAACTGAAGCTATCTTACCTATATTCAAGAAAGCTCTGTCAGTCTTTGATAGTTGCTTGCCAACCTCAACTTTATATGGAATCGAATCTCGTACAATCAAGGTATCTGATTTGTTTCTTACAATGTATCTGTCTTTATATTGAAGATGGTACTTGTCCTTGAAGACTGTATCGCCTCTAATATAAACAGATACGCTATCATGCACATAGACGGAATCAGTCTTCAATAAAGAATCCGTCTTTACTACGACCCTATCTTTGTATTCTGTAACAGGAACATACTTAGTAGTAGTGCATCTACAGAACATTGATAGAATCAGCATTGCTACTGCAATGGCAATTACAACCCTTGTTATCTTATCAATCAGTTTCATAAGCTACTGAATTACTATCGTTACTTTTTCCTTTTTATCCCAAGCTGTCTTCATAGTCTGAATGAGCTTGCTTGTCCAGAAGCGAGAATCGCTAACCCATCCTTTCTTATCGTTTTTACCGATAAGAATACACCCCTCTGTGTCTTTTGCAGAGTTACCGCTATGTATGCGTATTCCTTCAAATCCTTTGACGTTCAGTAATAACGGCAACATCTTCTTGAATCTGTTGGAGTAGGTATATACGCATTCATAACTGCCGCTTGGTATTGCAGTCTGCCCATATACCTTTTTATTCTTGATTTCGTTCAAATCCATTTCTTGATTCAATCCTCTGTCTGTATCTTCAAGAGTATTGCATCCGAACAATTTGCCATTCACGTACAGACGGCTAATAGTATAGTCATCCTTTTTCCAAGCCCTATCAATTAGTACTTCCATTTTTGTTTTCCTCCTCTTTTTTATCAAACTCCTGATTCAATCTCTCCAATATCGGTTTCCAATAACTCGGCAATGCCTTCGCAAACTCAAACCTCAGAATATAATAAATAACTCTGAATGCAACATTCTTAGGGTACGCCTTAATGAGATTTTTAAACGAATTGCATATATACACATAGCAGAATATATACGTAAGCATTTTAATCACAAATAATGCTTCTGTATTGTCGTTGCAACTTACCATGATTCCATACATGACATACACAATAACAATATACAAGAGCATCTCTAAAAGTGCGTTCTTGAACTTCGATACAGAAAAGTTCTTGCATCGTACAACACTCACGCCGTCAGCTCGCATACCGCAGAAGATATTGAAGCCAAATGCGATAACCAACGCCAAAACGAAGCCTTCCGTTGGCGTTGCAAAGGCAAGTATAGCTGAAAATATAGTTACACCTATCTGCCGAATCTGTGATGAATCTAATAAATCTGTCATAATCTGTTATCCTGAATAATTAATAAAAATAAAGTTTCGGTCTCTTTCTGCAAAGATAGCAAAAAAAAACGAAACTTCATTCAGAATAACGAAAAACTTTATACTTTTAAATCATGATACGGCAATCCTCCGTTATTCAAGAAAGAAATGCACTCATCGAAAATCTTACGTTCGTAATCGAGCGCATTGATTTTAGAAAACCATTTCTTTATTTTCTCATTATTTCGCTTAACCATTTCGCCCCAAAGGACGCACCAATCATTGATGGTGATGTTGTCATTATTGACTTCATGCCAATAATCTTTAGCAACATCCTTTGTGTGTAGCTGGTTAATGAGACAAAGATGTATATCTGCCATTTCTTCATCAAAATGGCACTCGCCAATCTCACATTGAACTTGCTTCATCATATCAAGCATTACACCGTCATTCATTCCAACTTCGCAACAATCAGCCATTGTCGCAACACAATTCTTAATAGCCTGTATATCGTTGCTTGCCAATATGTTTTCAAATACCTTTTTCATAACCGTATGTTTTTAGTGTTACTTCAAGAAATACTCTCTGATGTCGTACACACCATCCTTGTCTTTTAACAAGTCGAGTGCAAGGTGGTTGGCATACTTAACCAGATGTTCTGTACCAATATCCTTCACGTCTTCCTTGCCGAGTATCTTGGCAATTGTACATCCGTGGTCGCTCACAACCTGATTCATAGCAACGTAAAGAGCATAGTCGTTATAGTAAGGCTTCTCCTCTGTTGCAAGCCCTAGACCAGTCATAGCATTGAGCCATGTCTGCATATCCCAAGTGGCAGGAGGATTCATTCCGTTTGCAATCTCAGATGCCTCATTCTTGGTAAGATAGTTCTTCCACTTGATGGCGCAGAGCTTATCAAGATACTCTTGTGCCAACTCTGGGTGTTTGGATGCCATATCCTTCATCATGCAACGCATCGTATTACCGAATACGTGCATATACTTTACGTTGGTTGATGAAGCCATCATTCCATACAGCTCATCGAACTTACTCATAATCTCTTTTGCTTCCATATTGTCTTGTATTTATATATGTGATTATTCTGCTGTTATCAGACTTTTCAACTCCTCAAAGTCAGTTTTTGTAAAGCTGATACTCTTCTTGCTACCAAAGAGGAGAGTCGTTATGATGTTGTCGGGTAAATCAATAGACAAAGTACCGCCATCAATGCGACCTTTGATAAAACCAAGGTCAAACTCATAGTTGCTTATATTCTCCAACATCTGCATGAGGTCTGAGAATATGGTATCAGCATCAATGTTTCCGTCTTCATCTGCGATGAATAGGGTAGCGTTGTCAATGCTCTTGCCCCAACTATCCTTGTGCTTTGCGATAATATTGTGCGAAGCTCGCTTCATGTACACTGAAGGGATAGTCAATGCAGGGTTCTCCTTCACCATATCACTTATTCTTGCGTCTGCCCACAAATCCAATGATGTAAGCAATTTTTCTTTAAGTTCTGTTACGTTCATATCTTAGTTTCTCCTTTCTTAGCTTGATTCTGACCATTAATCATTGCGAGATAATCCTTGTATGCCATATCTGGATAATTGGTGAGGTAGTCATCAAGCAAGGCTCGCTTCTGTTCCTCCTCCTTAGCCATCTCCTTCTTTAGCTTTGTTACGATGGATAGGTGATGCTTCAAAGCCTCCTTGCCTTGCTCTGTCTGCTCTATACGAGGTCGGATAATGCGTAGTTCCTCATCTTGCACAAGCTTAGATACGTACTGCAAACTCTCCACGTATTCTTGGTTTTGTATCAAGAACTGCTTCTGAGTATCTGTAAAACTATCCTCTATCTTATCTATCTCATCGAAGAGTGGAGTAGAAGATACCTGCGTCTGCATATTGATAGATGCTCGCTTCTGTTGTATTGCATCATACATCTTCTGTAGCTCAGCATCCATCATTTGCGGCTGTTGCTGACTTGTGCCCATATCAAGCAAAGGGCTACCACTAAAATTCATCATAATCAATATCTTTAAGTTGGTGATATATTATAGAGAGGTGAGAGGGCATTCGCCAACGAGGGCAAACACCCCTCACCAACTCATTTCTTTTTAGTCCTTTTTACAGACTTTCTTGCTCTGTTACGCTCCTGTAGTGGGAGTGGAAGGAGCGGTGCTGTTACAGCAATAGCTGCCGTAGCCTGAAATTACTGGCGTAGATGGGAGTACCAACTGACCACGCAAGCAATTGCAGGTCTTCTCGTTAACGTAAGCCATCATAAGCTTCTCCTTGTAAGGAGTGAGGGCTTCCATAACGGCTACCTTCTTGTCGAGGTCACTATACTTCGCTTGCAACGCATCGTACTGGTCTCTCTGATTCTTGTACAGACCGAAGTCCGCATCAATCTGAGACTTGTAAAGACCGAACTCAGCCTCCATTGCACGGCGATTCTCTGCATTAATAGCATCTGTTGCACCCTTGTACATAGAGAACTTCTCTGCGATGTCAGTCTCACGCATAGCGTAGAACTTGTTAGCGGTGTCAAGCTTCAAGCCGAACATGTCGGTAAGCAGCTTAACCTCATCAGCGCATTCCTTCTCCATTACCTGCAAGGCGGTTGGCTGATTGGAACTTGCGTTAGCTCCATAGGCGTTGATGTTCACGTTCTCAGGCATATTGCTGCCACCGAGTGAACCAAACACACTGCGGTTGTTACCGCCAAGCAACCAAGCACCAGCACCGAGTGCTGTGCCGATGATACCAAGGGTAAGACCAGCATTGCCTGTTGCCTTAGAAGCATAATCATCGTGCTTCTTTCCCTCTTCGTAGATTTTCTTCTCTACTACTTTTGCATCTGTCATTTCCATGATACAATCTTTTTAAGTTATCCTTAATATTAACTAACACTATTGTAACGTTACGGATGCAAAGGTACAAAGAATAGGGGAGAGCAGATATAACTCTATCACACTTTCTTTTAGTGGTTGATAATCAGTGATTTAAGGTGATAGAAGGTAGCATCATATATTGTTACGTATAATTTAAGGCAAAAAGTGCGTATATTTTACGGGGAAATATGTGTGTTTGTGTCTATTATATTGTACCAAATAAAAAAGAGAGGCAATCAGAGTGACTGTTGCAAAAATTGCAACAGTCACTCACGCAAACTGAAACAAAAAAAGAGAGGCAATCACTTACCTCTCTTACTCTTTATGAAGTGAAGAATATCCCACTTCTTCCAATACCTAGTGTGCCCACGCTTCTTGCACTCGCCATTCGGGATTTCGCCCCTCGCTACCATTCTATTAAGTGTAGCATCAGAAACGTGCAGTTTCTCCTTGACTTCCTCGGTGCTCATCATAGGATTGAGCATATCGGGGATGATGTCACACAATCTATCCAAATCATCATCGCTCATTCCGCAAGCGGTGACCTTCTCACCATTTCGCTGCTGCTCGTCAGCTTTAAAGCAAGCATCACTCAATGACTTCAAAGCTGTACCGAGTATCTTATAATTCAATATCTTTCCCATAATCATGCACAAATTTTACGTCCTAACTTGGTTCTACTGATAAACATATCTGCAAATCCATATAGATAAAACATTGCCGTTACAATCATAACCGTAAAGCAAGAATCTATCATATTGTTGGTTGTGTACCAACTCCACTCCACGATGTGAGCTGCGTTGATGCCGAAAAAGTAGAAAAATGGTATTCTGTATCTCCAACACAAAAAGAAGAATCTACTAGCCAGAATAGCAACCATAGGCAATACGTACACCATAAAGTAGATATAGATATAACAAGGCGCATTCTCTGCATAAGGGATAAACATCTCTCTATGATGCTGAGAGAACTCCCATATCCCATAAGCGTGAAAGCACATAAGGACGACTGGCACGTACTTGCAGAACCAGCGAAAGAACTTTAATATTCTCCTGCTATACCGATTTCCGTGCTTCATCAGCATATCCATCAGCTCTGTAACGTCCACATTCTTTAATAGCCGTTGGACTTCGGCTTCGTCTTCTTTAGTCATAATTTCGTTGATTTTAATGTCAGTTTATAAGTTTCTTGATGCAAAGGTACGCATTTTTAAAAGTAAGAAGTCGGCTTTAGGTTAATTTTTGTGTTAAGCTTTATAAAAGTAACAATCTGAAAGTAATAAGTCGCAAAAATAGCGTTAGAACGGCTTTCTTGCCAAATCTAACGCTATTTCTATATCTACTTATCAGTGTTTATCCTATCACAACCTCAAGGGTTTCCATATCAGCGAACTTCAAGCCGCAATCTTTCGCTGCCTTGAACAATTCCTTCTCGTCAACTGCCTCAATAGCTACCTCTACCTCGGCATTGGCAAGGTCTGAGAAGTACTTCTCGGTCTTCTGCTTCTGATTGAAGAAATACTCATTGACCTCTGCGAACTTGGCGGAATCGTCCTTGGTGTATTCGTAGCCCTCATCGGCGTGCTTCTGTTCCAACTGCTGGCACTCCTGGAGCTTGCGCTGCATCTCCTCGAACTTATCGTCCTTCAAGCTCTCCTGCGCTTCCTCCACATCCTTGTCGTAGGTATCGGCTACGGAGCGCAGTGCCTTCATATTCTTCCAAACTCGCATAGCGGCATCATCGCTCATAGATGATGTCTTCAATGCCTTCAGTGTCTTGTAGGCTGCAACAGCCTCGATTGTCTTAATCTTCTTCATAATTGTTTCTTTATTTTTATGTTATACAATATTCTTCGCCAAATTGCCATAGCAGAACACCTTTCCTATTAACAGTGCAAAGTTAAGAAAATAATTCCGAATAGCAATGCAGGAGGAGCAAAATTTACGAATTTAAATATTAGCTTCCCCACGTTGGATAATCACTAGGTCGCAATGTGTCTGCTTTCTCGGTGAGAACGTAAGCCACAAATACATTTCCAGTATCTTTCAAGTACTCGCTTACCTCGATATAGTAATCCATGTCACTATTTGGCTTTAAACCGAACGTTTGCATATTTTTATTCAATCTTGCAACAACATTCCCGTTCTTCTCTACTTGTATCATTATACCATTATACTTTGTTGTACTGCTATAATTGTGTAGATAGATATATTTACCTGCTTTACCAGGAGTAACGATGCCACTAACTGGGTCTCTGTAATCCAAGTCTTTATTCGCAAGCTTAAATTTAACCTTCGTGATTGGGTCTTCTGTACTATAACCATTCTGACGCTTTACAGCTGGTAATCCATCAATAGGATAAAATATAGCAGGTCTTGTATTTGCAGAATCATATCTAACAGAAGTAAATGGAGTATTACTCATAAATGGTATAACATAAAAAATACCATTACCTATATAATTCATATTATATGCGGAAGCTTTACAATATCCACTATTACATTTTTGCACATTCGTTATAAATGCAGCAACATTTCCTTGCTGATTAATTACTGCAACTCCAAAATAACAATTATTAAAAACGTAGAAATCCCATAAATTCAGATAAATCCCACCTCCGTGGTCTTCTCTAGTGTTATAAAACATATCCATTTTTCCTGATGTCGTAGAAACAACATTAGCATTACTGTAACTCCATCCTCTATTTATCACGGAATTATATTCTTTGAAATCTCCTAACCTATAAGGCGAAGAACTTCCTCCTTTTGGCTTCTCGTAAGTATATGATGGAGTTCTAATAATTACGTCTCGGCATAAATCTTCTAATCTTGTATAAGATGGAACTATAAGTTTGAATGTTTTGTCGGTTATTCCAAAATCGGCATCATTTAAATCGAATAGTTTACTGGAGTGGACAGGCTTATGCGGAGACCACTTGTTTATTTTGGTGGACTTGCACAATGTGGCAACATCATTACTTGATTCACCCAGCACCGACTTGACATCATCAATTGATATGGGGGGGCGATAATACCATTATTTACACTCATATTTCTTTCTTATTTTTAATATAGTTACACTTCTTTTTATATCTACTACATATCTGGCATAATACCACTACTAAATGGAATAAGCCCCTTTGCAACCCATACACCGTTTGCTATCACGTATATCTTATATGACTTGCCGCTGGTAAGGTTGGTGAATGTTGCCGTTTTAGTTTCGCCAGCATTCATCGTGCCTATGGTCTTGTAGTATTCTCCTGTCACCATAGATTGACCGGCTGATGGGTCAGTCTGATATACGCAATATACGGTTACGTTGTTTACCTGGCTGGCATCGTCCTTCAACTTCAGCGTCACGATGATTCTGCCAAGCTGCTCTCTTGCCGTAATCTGTGCGAAGTTGCTTGCAACAGCTTGTGACTGACTGATGATGGAGAGCTGCTTGCCTCCTGCCAGATTTGGGATGGCGTAACAAGTCATCTGATGAAGGGTGTGGTCACTGGAGTAGTTGAATGAGCAGAACATCGGAAAGGCGAGATAATCGCCTACCTGAAGGGCATTCTTAGGCAGCGGCACTGTGAATGTTCCCACGCTGGATGCCGTGGTGATGAACATGAGGGTGGACTTGCTCTTGTCGGTGATGATGTAGCCGAAGTACTTATCCTTGAATGCGGCGAAATCGAAATAGCTTATCTGTGAGCCATCTGCCGATACAGGATTGAACAGAGTGAGTATCTGATTGGTATCACTCTCACGGATGAACACGTTGGTGGATAGATAATCCTTCACCTCGGGATTAGCTTTATGAAAGTATCCTCTGAAATCTCCAAGGCGGAATGGAGAAGACGCACCGCCAGTTGGCTTGTTGTATAAGGTGGTATATCCATTATTAGCCTTCGAGTATTCCGCTACAAGGTCTTTCCAGTTGCTCTTGCCGTTTTCTATCGTGATATTGATGCCGTAGTTGCCATCCTTCGCCTTGTACCAATCGGCAGGAAAGGGTGATGGAAATACGGTAGGCTTGTACTTCGCCCAGACGTTAATCTTTGATGACTTGCAGAGCGCAGCAAGGTCGTTGCTGGATTCTCCGAGAACAGATTTCACGTCATCAACGCTGACTGGAGCCGTTATTTTTCCGTTTGCTAATGCCATACGCTTAATCTTTAAAACTTAAAACACTAGGCAAGGCAGCTCTATAAGAGCCACCCTGCGTTAATACTCACGATACTTACTCTGCTGCCTCGCTAGCCATGTTGGCAGCGATAGCGGAATCAACCTCCGCTATCAATGCTGACACCTCACTGAGCTTGCTCTGAGGGATGCCGCTGATGTTGTAGGTCAGCTCGCTGCCGTTGGAGCTTGCGTTCGCGTTTCCGAGATAGTTACCATTGGTATCTGCGTAGATACTCATATTGATGCTGTCGATGTTGCCACCCGTCTTGTCAACATTGTAGGTAATTTCTACTCGATAGCCACCCTTTGTGTAAGTGGCGGTTGTCTGTTCACTCTTCTTGTTAATCTTTAAATTCTCCATTTTCTAATCTAATTTAATAAATTAATATTCTTGTTATCTAATCTCTTCTTGTCACTGCTGTCCTGCTTTCCGCTCAATCGCTGAACCTCTGATTCGAGGAAGACCACCCGAGCCTTCAACCTGCTGACCTCATCGCCCACCTGCTCGATAGCACCGAACGCAGTTGCAATCAGCTTCGGAGACCAGTAGTTGATTTTGTAGTAGCCATTTTCGTCCGTCTCTACGATGTCACGCATATATGGATTACTCAATACATGCTGGGCAATCCAACCGATAGACCTTGTATTGTCCTTCTTCCACGCAAAACCGAACGTGCCACCCATTGCCTTGATGATGCCAAAGAAGTCCAGCTTGCGCAAATCCTGCTTCAGGCGAATATCGGAGGAGGAGTAGGCAGTAACGCCACCAGTAGCGAGAATGCCACCACTAGTATAAAATGTAGAAGTATCCGTATAAAATAGCCATTTTCTATCACTATAACTATATACTCCTATTTTAGTTGAAGTACCGACACCAAATAATAAATTTCTACTATTAGCTTTAATTTTTAAACCTATATCGCCAGAAGTATTAGAAGTATTAACTAATATATTTCCATTAACTTCAAGTTTCTCTGAAGGATATTTTACTCCTATACCTACATTTCCTTGTTCATATTGTAACACTAAATGACGACCTTTAGGTCTTGACCCATTAGTATCTACAACATTAATTTGACCGTAATTTAATTCACTATCTCTAATCTCTGATATTGACAAAGAACAACCACTAATGACATCATTCTTTATACTTAACCCTTGACTATTAAAATATACTACATTGTCACTAGAACCTAATCTTATTAACTCATTACCTGCACAAATAAGTCTAAGGTCATATCTGCTATCTGTTTCTATATATCTAGTATATGTTCTTTCAAACATATATGTTGCACTACCAAGATTATACGTATGTGTGGCAGATGGAAGTATAGTACCACCAATATTTTCTGTACCATTGAACGAATTACCCCAAAGATTGCGAGATGTTTGCAATTTTGTAGCAGTCGCAGCGTTACCACTAATGCTTGCCGATGAGGTGATATAACCTTTAGTATTTACCCAATCTTGTGTTGCGTAACCTGCTAAACTTTGATGAGAAGTTAAATAAGTTCCCAAGTCAACAGCAGTACCTCCACTAGCAGCTATAATCTTCGTAGAGCCATTAATCTTTACGCTATGAGTGTGTGTTTTCGGGGAAACATAGGAACTATAGTTGTGTGTTCCTAGAAGTTCAGCACTATTTTTCCACGTCTTCCTTGTTGCTTCACTTTGCATAATGTAAGCGCCAAGTCTATTTCTATTGATACCGATAGCCACCGCACCGCCAGCGTCATTTCCTGAATAGCAGTCTAGTATGAGCCAGTCCTTGTAATCATTATTGCCATTAACGATGGTATTCATCATTAACCCACCAATCTTATTCGTTCCGAAATAGTTCGGGTTCTGTTGTCCGCCATTATTAGTATATGCTCCAGTGATGCTACTGTGTGTATGTCCAAGTTTACTATAAGTATTAGCAGCATCAGCAGATTTCAAATAAGCACTAAGACTTTGATGACTAGTAAGATAGCCTTTGTCATTTGTTAATTGACTTACTTTTGTCGGAATATCTTCAGTTCTAGCAATTTTCTTCCAAGCATCCCAAGTAGTACTAGATGTAGCAATCCTTGTCCATAACCTACCAGTAGCAGTATAAGCAATCTGTATAGGATACCCACCTGATAAATCACTTGCTGTTGTACCATAACTTCTCCAATGTAATATTCCGTGATAAGTATCACCATCCGATAAACCATCAGTAGTATTAGACATAAACACTGGATAAATGCCTCTAATATAACTAGTCGGAGAAAGTACAGTACTACGCTTATCAGTAGAAATAATATGGTCTAGTGTTTGATGACTAGTCAGGAACGTTATTCCCTTTGTCACGCTGATAGTCGTTCCGTTCTTACTGATAGCTGTCACTGCGTTTCCACTACCGCTAACACTAACGTCCATAGCCGAGCCTCCTTCTAGGCTGACGATACGACTATCAAGAGCCTTGATGGAGTAGGCAGAGGCAATCTCACTCAGCGATTCTGATGTAAGCTTCAAGGCATCTGCATAGCTCTTTACACTACCATTCAACCCACCACCACCTGACGAGCCACTACCTTCACCATAGGCGGTAATGCCACCAGTAGCATAGAAGTTAGCTGCGGTTGTACCATCAGACTTAACTACTTTAATGGCAGTATTAGCTTTATCATAAACTAATCTGACATCACCAATTTGCACATAAACACCATCAGTATTAGCAATAGTTATACTGCCATTTACATCAGCATTACCATTCACGCTATTGCCCCAAAGCTTTCTTGTTGTTCCCCAATAAGAAGTTACTATGTTGGCAGTACCATTAAACGATGTTCCGTTTATAGTTCTAGCATTCTGTAATTTAGTAGCACTTCCAGCATTACCAGTAATTGAAGCAGAAGATGTAATGAACCCTGCTCCATTAGTAAGCTGATTAGTATTATTTGGAATACTAATAGACTTTACAGCAGAACCATTATAAGAACCACTACTATAACCGCTCCAAGAAAGAGCATTAGCAACTTTTGATGCAGATGCTACATTGTCAGTAACTCTAGCAAGTCTTACCCAAGGAGCAGCCCAAGCTGCATCATTACTTATCTTGCCTCCAGCTCTAGAACGGACATAAACTTCAGTAGTGCCAGCTTTTATAGCAAACTGAGTTTGCCACATATTAGGAGAAGTTGCCGTATTATTACTATCAGTATAAGACAGATTAATATAATGATGCCAACCAGTTTGTCCATTAGGATTAACATAACCATTCAACGTTTGATAGTTAGCAGTAGAACTAGCATAAGGTGCTGCAATATTAGACATACCCATACTATTCCCGTGTGTTGCAATATCGTTAAAATTGTTTCCAACACCACTAGGAAAAGCTCTTACTAAATTCAGAGCTTTAGAAGTTCCACCAATACTAATAGTAACATTGTTTGCAACATCAGAAATACTGAAACCAGTAAACAAACCACTAGCGTGATAATTATCTACCATATCTGCGTTATGAGCAGTAGCTTCATTTTTAACCCAATTCTGAGTTGCATAAGCTGCGAGACTTTGATGTGCGGTGAGATAAGTTCCCAAATCTACAGCATCACCACCACTAGCTGCAATGGTTTTAGTGATACCGTTAATCTTTACACTATGTGTATGAGTAGTAGCAGACTTACCATTAAGAAGAGAATCTACACTACTCTTGGTGTAATAATTACTTAAACTCTGATGCGAGGTGAGATATGTAGCACCCTTCGTGAAGGTGATGGTCTTGCCGCTCTTTGTAACGGCAGTAACGGCATTTCCACTTCCGCTAACTGCTATCGCATTCACGTAACCATCGAGAGACTGATGAGCCGTGAGGAACGTACCCTTCGCGAAAGTAATCACACCAGTGCTTGCGTCATAGGTTGCACTAGCGAGGGCATTGCCGCCAGTTGGCACAGACACGCTGATACTAGGAACAGCACTTGCCACATTCTGAATCTCCGAATAGAGCTTTGCTACTGAGTATGCAGAAGCAATCTCTGAAAGGTTTTCTGTAGTAAGCTTGATAGCATCAGCATAAGCCTTTACAGAGCCGTTGAGTCCACCACCACTTGATGATGATGTTCCCACGCCATAGGCAGACACTCCACCACTAGTATAGAGGTTTGCCACCTCGTTAGTCGTAGTGTTCGTAATCTTCAACGCCTTATTGGTTGCATCATACTCCATCTTTATGTTACCGATGGAGATATACTTTCCGTTAGGCACGATGATGCTTCCATTAATATCGGCAGTACCGTTAAACGAGTTACCCCAAAGCTTGCGAGCATTCGTGAGCTGGAGAGCCTTTTTCGCTGAACCGCTTGTAAAGTAGCCCTGCAAGGTGGTGATACTCGTCTTGTTGGTGGATATGCCCGAAGCGTTCACCCCTTCTGCCTTTTTCGCTCTTGTTACCTCGTCAGATATAGACTTATTGATTCCATCAACGATACCACTTAAAGTGTCTGTCTGCGCAATATTTGCGAGGAAGCTAACCACCTCGTTCCACTTATTGATAATGCCGTCCGCAGTCTCCTCGTCAGTAGTCATAAGTGCATACCAACCATAAGCGCTATCCCAATGACTTACTTTTGTCGATGAAATACCGTCCAATACAGACTTATTGCTATGAGTATGCTTTGCCGATACCGCACCATCCCAAGCTGTCTGCTTTGCAACAGTAGGAATGGAGTAACCAGAAGCAAAGCTGATAGCAAACGTACCGCTTGTTGTGATGGTCTTTGTTGCACAAGTCAAACCTGTAGGTAAAGTAAGACCAACAGATGTAACAGTACCCTTGTTGGTGGTATAGCCCTTTGCATCAATCTCCGCTTTGGTATAATAGCTTGCGAGAGACTGATGGGCAGTCAGATACCCAGCATCGTTGGTAAGCTGGCTTACCTTCGTGATGCGGTCAATGATTTCTGTCCACTTGTGGGTATGCGCACTAGGTGCGAACGTTGATGGTTTACCCGTAATGTTATTCCAAGAGAGATTCAGACCGCCAAGCTCTGTGGCTATATTGTCAATACGGCTGCTGAGAGCCTTGATAGCATAGGCGTTCGGGATACTGGTCAAGTCTGCATCCGTATAATTCCCATCTATGATTCTCGCATAGCTGATTACGCTTGCATTCAAGCCGCCACCGCCTGAAACACTACTTGCTCCGTATGCTGTGATACCGCCTGTGGCATAGAGATTACCATCAATCTTGATAGCCTTGTTGGTTGCATCATATGTGATGCTGATTCCGTGAAAGGTGATTGCGCCCTCGAATGTAGCATCGCCCGAAACACCCAATTTGGTGAATGGTGCGTTTGGCTTCAGCGACACAAGGTCGGCAACGCTCGTTCCTGCACTTCCTGACTTCCAAGTCGGCTCGAAGAAGGTGAGGTATGCACCAAGATTCTTCTCGCTGATGATAAACGATGTCGGGTCTGCGTGAACCTTTCCGTCCACGTCCCACCAGATAGCACCGTTGGCAAGGTAGCCAGAGCCATCGAAGCGGACGAGGGAGGTTGCAGGGGTAAGGCTACCGCTATTGTAGTCCTTATCCACCATCTGACCGCCCCACCACGTTGCTATGCTCTTCTTTCCTCTATTCGGGTCTATAGCTCCGTTGATACCGCTCTGAACGTTTCCCTCTGCGTCTCTCAAAGCGAGGAGTGTTGTCATCACAAGACCACCGTCAATATCTGTAGTCTGACCGAGTGCATCCTTGATGTACTTGTAGCCTGCAAGGTCGGTGATATTCTGCTTCAAGTCACCATAAATCTTACTGGTAATATAGGCGTTCGCCAATCCCAGCTTGTCATAGAATGCGCTGTATGCTGACTGGAAGTTTGTGAACTTCGTTCCAACGGCAGAGACGATGGTAGCCTTGACGTTTGTATCAGCCGCATTGTATCTACTGGATATGTCCGATAGATAATTGACGAGTTCCGTCTTGGAAGTAGTGAGGGTAGCAAAAGCGGAAGTGAGGTCGGTGAGTTCCTTGGTATCCTTCAGTACCTCTGCATCCTTCACCTCATTATATGACTTCTGCGCTGCCGCAAAATCATCTTCAAGTCGCTTAGAATCCTGCGCCATAGCTGCAATCTCGGAAGGCTCTAGGTAGCCATCGGTAACATAATTATCGAATGCCTTCTTGTTGGTGGTGACGGTCTTGCCGAGGTTCGTAATGTTCGTCTGTGCGGTCTGTGCCGCCTTCTGAGCTTCTTCTGCTGCCTTTTTAGCTGCGTTGGCAACAGTGTCATCGGTATATTTGGAAGCCTTGATCCAATCGGCGATGGCAAACGGAGAGCCAGCAGCTTTGATGGTCTGGCAGCGCAATACCTCATTCTTATAGGTACTGCCATCTGTAGGATAGGTAGCATTCACCCATATGTCACCTGTCTGATAAGGCGGAATAGGCTGAGCACTAAACACCTTCATTTTCCCGTCTGCGGTCTCCTGCGCCTTGCTTGCATCTGAGAGAGCCTTGGCAATATCGGTGTCCGTGATGATTGTCCACTTGTAGGTGTTGCCATCCTTGGCAAAGCGGTATGCCTTGCCCGTCTTGTTGTCGTAGTAAAGGTCGCCCAGATGGGTATCTTTATCCTTATCGGTCGTCCAACTGCTTGCAGGGGCATTAGTCAGTGTTGGAACTCCCTCATAGAACCACGTCTCGATAGCTCCATCCACCTGATTCTGCAAATCAGCTATCACCTGCGAGTTCTTGATGAGATTGTTCACCTGTTCCTCAGTCAAGCCTCCTGCTGAGTTCTCCTTGATGTACTGAGACAGTTCCTTGCCATCTACGGTAGATTTAGCCGAAAGCTTACCCTTGATGACTACCTGCTTGGCTGCGCTGTCATACTTGATGTAGCTACTACCCTCATAGCCATTCTCCTTAGTAGGTCGGTCGCCTACATACATATCACCATAGACATAAAAAAATGCCTTGTTGGTCTGCTTATTCACGCCATATTCCACATACTCCTTGTTTGCAAAGGAATAGCTGTTGATGCCGTGATAGAGGCTGACGGATGGCGAATAGGTATCTACCGCCGAGAAGATAAGGCAGTTCTGACGTTCTACATCTGTTCTGTTACCGCACTGCGACAACACATCACATTTAGCAGGTACATCGCTTGCCGGGGCGCAATCGGTATCGGAGAGGTCGATGTAATGATACTTCTTTCCTTCCAGCTCTACGGGGTCTTCGTTGCGACCGATTACCAATCGCCAGTAAAAGTGATTGCCAACCTTATGATAAGTGCCCTTTCGGACGTTGAATGATTCCGAGCGTACTTGGTCGTTAACCGCGAAGTCGTTATCTACCTCATCACCATCCTGCTCTGCGAGGAAGTAGCATCGGTATGCCTTCTGTGAAACCTCATTATAAGTTACGGTAACGGTTTCCACCTTATGAGCCACCACACCTCCCGCAGGCGAGATAATCTCCTTACCACCGATTGTAGATGTCTTCTTGATTACAAGCTCCTCGAAGATAGCCTTCATCCTCACCTCCAGGTAATCTGTGATGAGATGCGAACGACCTTCTGCATCGGGAGTCCACGAGCCGCCGTTCTCATTGTTGGAGTTACCGACATGCAATCCACTAAAGAACTTCTGCACCTTCTCCCAAGTGATTGTGCCCTTGGCGGTGTCATCGTTTAATTTAGAGAGATACATCTTATCGGTTATACTAGCATTAAAGCTGTTGGTATTACTACCACCAACCATACTAGATAGAGATTTAACCGCTTCTCCTTTTACTGCATCAATAATCTGCTTTGTATCACTCTTTGTAACTTCCAACGAATTTACAAGCTCAATTTCAACTTCTGCCAGCTCATCGTTATCAACCTTTACTGAGTAGTTGCTGACGAAAACTTCGTGACTAATAAGATTTCCATCGCTATCCGAATCGCCTTGTATCTGTATTGACAGCTTTGCATTCTCGTTTAGCTTGCTTGCAAAGTCAGGATTCTCTTGCAAGAATATGCGAGAAAACTTAACAGAGTAGTTAAATTGGTCTGTATTGTTTTCGCTCATGTGCTTGACAAGAGCATCATCTAGTCTTTTTTCTGCTGCCGTTACAAGAACCTTTGGTGGTTTGATGCCAGTGATGACAAACAAATCTCCCTTTTGCAGTTTAAAGCCAGCACTTGCGTTTGGCATTACGATACCTAATGTTGATGTGTCTTTCTGAACCGCAATCCATAACTCTTTCTGAGTTGAATCTTGGTTTAGATTATCTTCGTAAGCATCGCTAGCGTTAGCAAATATGTAGTCATTCTTATCTGTGCTAACTTGTTTTAAGTTTCCATTTTCATCGACACTTACACAGTTGTAACACTTTGAATTGTCAGCACTCGGCTTGTTGTAAATCACAAACGAACATGCAGGGCATCCATTACTCTTGATGAGATTAATCTTTGCCGATTCGCTAGCTAATACATGAGCAAATAAGTCAAATCCAAAATCACCATTAAACTTATGCAACTTTATATAGAAATAGCTATGAATATAATTTCCATCGCTATCCTTTACATCACTATCAGCACTATCAAAAGCAACATCCGCAATCTCTCCAAGCAATTGTCCTTCCGCATTTACAATTCCATTGATAGTTGGCTTTATATCATCAAAAGTAACAGTTCCTTGATGAGGATTTCCTTTCTTATACAAGTTTACAAACTCGTAATATCCATTACCGCTTGGCAACTTGTGGGTGTTATTCAAAGCGTAATAGAAACGCTCTGCACCTTTCGTGTTGCGATATATAGAAGGCATAAGTACCGATGATGGTGCAAGCCATACGCGGTCTGTAATCGTTATTTTTGCGGCATTATTTTCTCCACCTTCTGTTGCGTTCCAATATGTACCATCAAACGAAAACGTCAAATCTTTATGTGGAATATCACCTATACCATTAATCTTGATTCCGCTTTCATCGTATGGTTGAGTATACCCATCTGATGTTTCAAAGTAATAAACACTGCTCGGCTTGCGCGTTAATTCTATACTACCTGAAATACTCGTAGATACAGTATTCATTCTACGAGTTCCACTTGCTTTTTTGATATTTGTTGCAGTTATCTTGCAGGCTATTACAATAGTACTTGTAGAATTACGCTCAAATGTATGTTCTTTTTTGCTACTCTTTGTGTAGTTAGATAGCCCATCTATATTATCTCCAAAAGCCCATCCATCACTTACATCCGAATCACTATTACCAAAAGAGCTGCCGCCTTCTCCTGACATTGAACCTCCCCCACGGACACTCTGAATACTCTTGTAAGCAGTATCTATATTGGTATTTTCTCCAACATAGTAGGCATATTCGTAGCTAAATTCTAAACCGAATTTAAGAGCACTATCATCTTCCTTTGCTACAAAAGACAATCCGTCCATTTTAACAGTATCTTCTTTTGCAGAACTGGTAAATTCAAACATCGTCCATATAGTAGTACTTCCTATGAGCCTAGAAACAGCAGAAGAATTATGCTCTGTGTATTCTTCTCCCATAGAGCAAGTAGGGATAACATTTTTAGATTCTTCTCCTTTGCCTTTGTAGTCTTTACCGCCGAAGTTAGTTATAAGATAGCTTGATGTTCCAAATACATTTGCAATATAAGAATCCTTGCTATTCTTACTAAGTATAAGTGTTTTGTTGTAAACATCACTATTCCATTTCCAAACATCACCAAGTGATATTGACGAAACAAGGGATTTGCTAAAATTCTCTGTATTGAAAACTGCTTCACCAAACTCATCATCATTAGGATAGTAATATGGCAGGTTGTCGGACGAACCGTAGCCAGTTATCATATCTACTATCTTATAGTTCGCATTTTCCTTAGATACAGAGATAAGAGCATCACTACTACCATATTTTATAGGTGTATCGGTTAAGTCGTGCTGTACCTTGCCGACATGACAAACGTTGCCATCCCAGTAGTAATCAAGCTCAAAAGTTGTATTGATAAGTTGTAAAACATCAGTCAAATATTGGTCTTCAAATGACACTTCCTTAACTTCATCTGTTCCATACCCTTCATCAACAACAACGTAATATCCCTTGTATTTATCTGTAGGGCGATACAATCCGCAATATGCCATTGAGCTATTGACGCGAGCAACAAACTCATTGATAGTTCCACCAAACGTGAACTTTGTCTGATTTGAGCGGTATCTATCTTTGTTCTGTGTATCAACATCATCAACGACAACATCAAAGAACAGAGTGTTATCAAGCAATTCTCTTCTGGATGTGAAAGTGATTTCGCTCTTCCACGTTCTAGACGAATTATCCTTTGTAGAGTTTGGTGTATAGGACGCAAAGAATCTATCGCCATTGTACTCCACGAACTCTTCCTTCTTCCATTGCAAAGGCTCAGAAGAATATATTGTAGCAGTAATGGTAGGAGCACCACCCATACGCTTTGCATCGTATGTATATGATGATACAATAGCAGGGTTAGCTTCCGATGGGAACAAACCGATAATTTCATTACCAGTGTTCTCATCGTAAGTCAACTTCTGTATGTATAATGATTCTGCCTTCATGTTTATTCTTTATTATTGTTTGTATTCTTTGTCATTGCGGTAATCTCAGCTTGTTTTTCGGCACGTTCATCTGCCTCTTCTTGCTGAGTCTGCAATCTTACTTCCTCGTCAGGTGCAGAAACAGTATTCTTTTCAACACCAGTCTTAGTAGAAATCAAACCTGCACCGCTCAATGTACAAAGCATCTGATTCCATGCACTTTCATCGAATGGCTGCCAAGGCTTAAATGATGTACTGATTCTCATCTGCTTAAACTCAGTAATTGCAGTAGGATTCTCACCGCTTGCAACCAACTGCTTTGCCAGTCCTTCCTTGAATAGTCTTGAATGTTTGCTAACGAAATTCTGCCATTCAATAGCTGCATTACTAGCCTCCTCAATATCCAAAGAACGCGTCATTTGAATTGCCAAACCGCTTATATCGCCACTAGACTTAATATCCTTCGGCAAGATAAATGTACATCCTGTAGCAATCTGCAACTGGTCGAGAATTGACTGCATGAACTCAATCATGTTCTGTGGAGAAGGTGGAGTCTTAAACTCTGCGCTGCCATTTCCTTCAATGCTTGTATCATTCAGTATGATAGAACCAGCAATCTTTTTTGCGGTTTCATTGAGTTTACCCTTGATATAAAGGATTCCCCATCCGTGACGTTTCTGAATGACCGCAAACAGATTATAGATAATCTCGAATAGTTCGATAAGGTCTTGACCGTTATTCCAAGCAACATCACCACGCTTTGTGACAAGTGGACTCTCAGAGAATCCATGTACTTCCTTGCTTTCCAAACACCATCCTTTCAGTACTTCGTTTGTATCAACGTCTTGAACGAATACATCTGTGAAATGATAATGATATGTCTTATCGTATGCATCAATGTGTCTTACATTATCCTCTGTACGATAATACACGCAATCAAGAAGCGGTTCTCCATTATCGTCTTTGTGTGTGATAATCTGATAGCCATCTTCATACGAGAATAGCCTACTTTTTACTTCGTTATCCTCATTCATGTAAACGAGTAATCCCACATCACCATAACTCTGCTGAATACGTATAGCTTGCATTTCGATACCATCCTGATTTGTCTCTTTCCAATGCCACTTGAAATCGGCAAAGTTCTTTTTGAGCTTATCAGTCGGATTGCTGTCATGCAAGATATGGTTACGTTTATTACCACCTAAACAAAGAGCCTTCTTGTCAACAATACGCTGTTGCATAGGAATGCCAAACTTCTTAAACTCAATCTCGCGATAACTGCCATCATCAAGCTTGCAGCATATAGAAGGTAAGTTTGTATCAAACAATACCCTGTGAGAATAAGGGTCTAACTCCTTCGCAAAACGCTCTTGGCTAACAACTATCTTGCTAATATTTGGGAGCTGTGCTTCTTTTCGGAAGTTCGTCTTAATATCCGAACCATCAGAAGAATCGTTGATAGTAATAGAGCTCGAACCTCTCAAAAACGGCTTTTTCAAAAGCAATTTCTGAGGATTCTCCAAAAAATCATTGATTATGGCTTGTCTCTTTCTACTCATCGTTATTGTCGTTTAATGATGGTTAAACATCGTTGTTATTTTGTGAATCGTTATTCTCTTGTGGGTCAATCAAACCGAAGTGTCTGCAACAAGCCTTTCTTGACGGCCAGTAATTGCATTCTCTATTGGTAGTAGGACAAACAATATCATGTTTGCTTGGTACTACGATGATTCGTTTCTGCTTCTGTGACTCTTCCATCTCAAATTTATCATTCAGCTTAACGCGAATATCAGTCTGCATCTTCAATGCGTCCTTCGGTTCAAGAATTCCATCACTAAGAGCTTTGTCTATCTTGTCGAGCATTTTAAGAAGCTCGTTTTTGTTCTCTTCCTTGGTGATAGCGTTGTTATTAACATTTCCGATACCGAAAGGTTCTAGAACATCTAGCAGTTTCTTGAATCGTGGAGTTTCGTAGAATTTCGCTGCATCCTTTTCACTCTTACGATAAGCAAGACGATACGCTAAAGTCTTATCTTCCAATGCGTCACATAGGATAGCAAACGCAATATCTTTCTCATCGCATTTATCCCAGTCAATCCGCACGGATTCAAGAATCATTTTTATATTTTCCTTTTTCAGCATATATTCTAAAATTAATAGTACAACGTATCATCATAAATACTCTGAACATTAGGATTCTTTTCTTCAACATCTTGTGCTGCAAGTCTGAATCCCTCCTGTAGCTCGCTACCATACTCCATATTCAAACATGGGTACATTCTCATTGCGCAAGGGTCGAGCAAGTCCATAGAACGGTCTTTTCCAAGATTTCGGTTCATTTCCTTCTTGCTCTGCAACTTCTTCTTTCCACTCTGCATCTTATCAAAGCGAACTACCGCGCATTCTTCCATGAACTCATTCTGTATGGAAACTCTGTATTTGAGGTTTTGATGCGTATAAACCGCATTTGCAACCTTATCAGAGAAAGTAAGCTGCCCTCGCTTAATCATATAGCTCAGTCGCAAGTAACATAGGTCTTTTATTGTCATAGCAGACAAATAATAAATACCCATTGCCTTTGCTGCCGATATGTAAGGGATGGCATCTGGTATATAGTCGTTGAAATACCTACCTGCCGTGGCATCATAGATAATATGGCTTTCTGCTACTCCCTCACTTGCCGCGAATAATCTAGCTCTTTCAGCATTGATTCGCGGTGTTGAATGCATAACGATTTCGTAATTGACAATATGGAATCCATTCCACGACAACATCAGAGTATTATCCTTTCCGAAATCTGCCAAGTCGATTGTTATCCATTTATCACCATTCACAGCAGGGTCTTTTATGAAGCAATCTCTTGCCGCTTGGCTTGGAATCGGTATATCCTCATCCTCTTCTGGGTCAACATTGAAGTTGCCCTCCATAAGAGCTTGTGCCATTCTGCCGCCCGATGCAGCTACAGAACCTAAATAGCCAGAGTTGTTTTCAAGCATCTTCTTGTTTGAACCAAGTTTACCTTGATAGAAAACAAAGCTCTTAATCATTACTTCATATCCAAAGTTGCCGCCAATGGTTTTAAGCTTTCTGTCTATATCTATTTTACATTTCTCATAGACTTCTCGCTTAGACATCCCCCAAACAACATCCTTAACAGTCGGTCCTGCACAATAGAAGTATCTGACTACACCATCACGCTCTTGGATGATAAAACCGTCTGAGCCAATATACCAATCAAGAAATATTCTCGTCCAGTGGCTACGCTTCGGGTTAAGTGTTGCAAAGAACTTACCTGTAAACGTCTTGCTCTGACCTCTGTTTCGAGTCATGACGTATGAGAAAACTTCCCAAGTCATCTCCGTCAACTCGTCAATCGCAATCAAATCGTACTCCCATCCTTTCGCGCGTTCTCTCAACTTATCCATATTGGAATCGTCAAGATACGTCAAATCGACAAACGTTCCATTCGGAAATGTAACGCGCGGATTCTCGCTCTCTCTGATTTTTACGAAATCAGCTCCGAATATCTGTTTGAACTTCTCTACGAATCCTCCACCTGCTTTTTGATTACCAAGTGAACGGCGTGAAATCATTGCACGAAAATCTGGGTCGGTCATTAACGGCTCTGCCATCGCAAGAACAAGACCATACGATTTGCCTCCTCCGAGATTTCCGCCACCAAAAACAACGTCAACGTTGCTACTTGCAAAGGACATTTGAAAGCCCTCTTGTGGTCTGATTTCTATATCTTTATTCGTGTTCATGCTGCAAAGATACCTAATTTATAATATATAATAGCGTGAAAATAATTCTATATTGGTTACGTAACAAATAGAGTTTCTAAAAACAAATAAATCAATACATTATTTAATTATCTTTGCAGCAGAATTTTAAAAATTAGTAATATGAAGTTTACAAAACAACAACTTTTAGACACCCTAAAAGCAAAACTCACTGCAAACGGAAAACACCTTTCCATCAGTGAAAAGACAATCAAGAGCTTGAGTGATTCCCACTTTGACCTCTTAGTTGGTGAAGATACAGAGTTAGATGATTTGGTGAAGAAGATTTTGCCGCAGTATGTTTCCCTTAACGGCAACTACGAGAAGGACAATGCCGACTTCGTCAAGAAATGGAACGATGAGCATCCTGACACCAAGCCAAACCCAAATGACGATGGCAAAGAGCCTTCGGCTGTTGAAAAGAAGCTTTTGGAACGCTTGGAAGCTCTAGAGAAGAAGGATGCAGAGTACGAAGCATCTAAGCTTGTATCACAGAAACGTAGTGAACTTCTCGCCAAGTTCAAGGAGAAAGGTATCAACGATAGCAAGTGGATTGACAAGTACATGAACAAGTTGAACCTCACCAAGGACTCGGACATCGAGCAGGAATTTACGTATGCGGAAGAGTTTTACAACATATCCCACGTAAAGGGCGGTGATACTCCAGGCAGCCCAAGCGGCGGTAATGGGGATAAACCTATCGGTGCTGAACGATGGGCAGGAGTAAACAAACTTCTCGGCACGTCAAAACCTGCTGACAAGTAAATTCGGATAACATTAATTATTAACTCTTTAAGGTAAAAAGATTATGTTGGATAACTTTTTCACAAGACAAGCCAATGGTGGTGCGGTATTCACTGGTCGCACACTCATTCAGGCACATGGCTCTATTGGAGGTCATAAAAATGTCTTCGTAAAGCTTGTAAAGGGCAACAAGGATGCGCTCTGTTATCCTACCACGGGTGGCATCTTGAAGAACCCATTCAAGGGTAGAGCGAAGATTTATGCAGGTGACCTCATTGAGTACACACCTAACATTAACAACACTACTGGTGCAGAGGTAAAGATTTTGAAGTTCTATGAGCTGGCGAAGGATGCTACTGAGACAGACGTAACCTACAAATTGGTTCGTGACGGCTATCACCACATACCGTATGCTGGCGATACTATCATGGTAGGACAGAAAGATTTTGCCACACAAGCAAAGGGTGTCACTATCACCAATGTGGAGAAATCTACAGACGGTTCAAACGATATTTGGCTCGTTACGGTATCAGATACACTTGGTACAGCGCAAGAAGCTGGTGACATTCTCGTAGAAGCAGCAAAAGAAGGTGCAGAAACACTTCCTATGGTTACTAATCCTAATGCTTACGCAGACAAGGATATGGATTTCTTGTATGATTCAAACATGGAAGGTTTGGATGATTTGGAGTATATGCTTACCCCAGCGTTAGCACAAGAAGATACTGTTATCGACCTTGTAGCTATCGGCAATTTGCCACCAGCAGTTCTCGCTCTCAACAAGAGCCGTGTAAAGACTTGGTTCTGGTTTAACTAATCAGACCAAGTGAATGATAACGAACTTATTTTTTTGTAATTAATTGTATTTAGGATATGCAAAGATTTGATATTAATAACTCGGATTGGGCTGCACTCTTCCGTTCAAAAGATGGTGGTAGTGAACTGTTTCAGTCTCTCGTTGACAACTCAGCCCTCCTCAATATGGATGAGGGTTGGGCAATGACACAGGGGCATATTGCTGATGCACCTACTCCAACAGCGGATGATGGTTCTGCTACTTTCCGAATGACTTCATATAAGTTGGAAGCTGCACCAGTCATGGATATGCGTGCGCCTCTCGGCGATTCACACCAGATGGACGCCGAGGGTGAGGCAGAGTACACTGCATCCATTCCAGACTTCATCGGTCGTGGTTTCGTAGAGACTGCTGCACAGCGTATTTACAAGGAAAAGATGTGTGCACAGTTTGGCAACGCAGACCGCATCATAGCTCGTTGGGTACGTAACTACCTCGCAGTTGGATTGAAGTCCGCGAAGGCTACATTGAACAACACAACCGCGCAGTTGGAAACGACTGGTAAGATTGATTACACTGGTCTTGGTGCTGGTATCTACGGCAAGCTCTATGATGCTCGTCTTCCAAAGGATAATTTTCAGAAGGCTGGTGCAAAGGCTTGGACTGCCGCAGATTGTAAAATTCTCACACAGATGCGTAAGTTAGAAGACGCTTATCGTGATAAGCGAGGAGGCTACGATGGTGCTCTTACTTGGAAGATGACAAAAAAGATGTACAATGACGTGTTCCTTCAGAACCAAGAAGTACGCGACTTGTATGTTGCTTGGTGTAAGGCTAACTTTATCGCATACGTTGAGGGTATGCCTATCACTAACGAGCAATTCTTGAAGTCATTTACAGACATTCAAGGTATTTCTCCTATTGAGATTGTCGTCGAGAAGGAGCGCAACAAGACACGCACAACCGACACATTTGTCAAGGGTTGGGCAGATAATCGCGTTGTTCTTCGCCCTGCTGGTGATGCTGTAGAGTTCAAATACACAGATGTTTTGGAGCGTGACGTATTCGGTAGTGGCTATGGTGCAAGTACTATTGATACCACTTTCGCAACCATGCTCAACGGTCTTGTTACAGCAATGAACACCACAACCGACAATGGTCGATTGAAGGAGTGGCACACAGACGTGATGATGTCTGCTATTCCAGCTCTCATCTCATTCACTAACCACGAGATTATCCACACCGAGGTAGCTGGTGACGGTGCAGTATCTTAATGGTTAAATACTCACAATATACGATAACATTTAATTCATTTATCTCTCAATGGCAGCATCGAAGTTTGACATATTGGACTATTTGAGCGGCATGACTAACTTTGTCTTTGACAAGTCGGCATTAAACAATGTCGCTTTGGATTGCGGCGTTTCTGATGTCGAGTCTTATTTGGACTTGACAGAAGAACAGAAGGACAGATGCAAGATTGCACTCTTGGAAAAGATTGTATTCGGTGTCTATCAGACAGCATCGACCACAAACCAACATGGCGCATATACTCTTACGGTAGGTGCTCAGACCATTACATCGGCTGCATTGCTGAGTATCAAATCAGAACTCAAAAGACTTTACAAGAAGTATGGAGAGGATGAAAAACTTGAAGCTCTCAATGAAACCGATGGAGAGGTTAAATGGATTAAAGAAACAGATTGGTAAGCTATGTACACTGACAGAAATGCTTTGGATGAATATGCCTATCATGGCGTGTTCTACCGCTCGGAACAAAAACCGAAAGAAGATGGAGACCTTATCGGAAGCGATGGGGATATGTTAGGCGATACTGATACTAGTGCAGGTGAGTCAGAAACAGAAAATGTAGAAACTATCATTTTTGAAACTGATTGCGATATTCAGGAAACCAATAAGCTGTTTAATTCGGGCGTAGTTACGTTAGGATATACAATCTATTTTCCGATGCCAACGAAAGAAGGAGAAGACGGAAAAGATGAAGAATACATTCCTGAAGGTTTGAATGCTGGCATTCGTTTCCGTGGAAAAATGTACGGAATGGACGTTGACGGAATGGTTATTGGCGTTTATCCGACACAAATGCATGGATGTGTAGCTTACATCAAGGGTACTGATATTTAGTTTTTTCATCATAAGGTAAAATGTATTTAGGATAACAAGGTATGGCACAGAGGATTAATCGCAGATTGTCTCGCATTGAAAATTTCTTTTCGATGCTTCTTACTAAAGGAAAAATCTCAGACAACATATTTGTCGGAGAGTTACCTCCTACAACTAGCAAAGACTGGGATGATTTTGTGAATGTTGACGTAGGTCAGCAAAGAGAACATGGCGGTTACTCCTCTGGCTATGCTAACATTTATCTCTATGCAAGACCAAAGGGAACTCCACTTAGAAAGAACGTTAAACTACTTGACAAGATGGAAGGAATCCTTGACGATGTGATTAAACAATCTAATAATAAGGACTATACAATTCAAGTTCTTTACCGTGATAGCGGATATGATTCAAATCGTCAGTTCCATTTTCAGATTATTTCTGTTTCAGTTATCGCAAGATAAATATATAAAATCTATTAAATGTAACATTTAAAACTCATTATATTATGGCGAAAAAGGTTGTAAATACTGGTGCGGGAGCTGTCAAGTTCATCAAGCCAGATTATATTGTTGCCACATTGTTCGATGGCACAGAGACCGATGAATCTGCTCCAAAGGGTGATTCTTACATTCTTGAGGATGTTATTGAGGACACTACATCTATTTCACAAGATGATAACGACACCACCGATATTGAGTGCGAGACCTCTGACTCTCCTATCATTTCCATTGTTAAACTTGGTAAATGGAAGTTTGCGGCTGAGATTGGTGATACGCAGAAGGAGCTTTTGGCTGCATTGTGTGACTTTACAGACGATGCAACAGGAAAGAAGACTCTTGCACCTTCTACTTACAAAGCAAAGTATGCAAAGATTGATGTTGTACAGGTTCAACCTAATGGAACCACAATGGAGGCTTACGTTCTTCCAAAGGTTCAGCTCAATTCAAAGTTGACTATTGAGTCTCTCAATTCAAACTTGGCTCGTATTGCATTGGCTGGTACCGCCAAGGATATTGCGCTTACCGTTGGCGCTAAGACTGTTCGCACACCATTCTATGTTGACCACAACTATTCATTGCCAACTGCTAGTGAGTAATGTAGATTCTTCAACAATTCTCGACTATATACAAGGGGGCGGCGGCTTTAATGCTGTCCGCTCCTTTTTAAGTTTTATCATTTATGGCTGAAACATTATACAAAAAAGCATTAAAGCTTATTACGAAGGAATTAGACAAGGATGCAAAGAATGTATTAAGAGAATGTATTCAAGAGATTACGTACACACATCAAACATACAACCTCTATGATTCTTACGGATATGGCATTTATGTCGAAGGCAAGCTTGAAAAGATAGGTTACTTATCATCCTCACCAAAAGCATCCAAAGGCAAGAATTGGTATGGAGAAGAGATTAAAGGTCGTGAAGCGATAAACGAATATCTCAAAAACGATTATTCCCCTAGTGGAGTAATTGATTTGGCTGTCGTTGCGACTATGCCCTATGCTAAGATATTGGAAGATGGAGGTGGTAATCTGAAACAATCTTACAGAGTCATTTCTATGTCGTTTCAAAAGCTACAAAACCTATCCAAGAAGTATAATGGAACAGTAAGTGTGATTAGAAAGTAATTCATATATATGGGAAAAGTATATAGAGCACAAAAAGACCCGAATAAGGCTAAGAAACAAGCTGTAGAAGACGAGAATAAGGTGTTGCCTAGTTCTCCTTTGTCTGATGCGGCAATGGAACGTCTGGCGCAAATTATGAATGATTCTCCTACAATAGTAAATCTACAAGGCACAAAGTGGGAGATAAGAGCATTGAAGCCTGGCACTCAATGGATGATTGCAGAGGAGGCTTGCAAGATAGTCAAGGGCGAAAACTTATCAATGGGTGACGTTATCAAGGAGTTTGCCATCAACATTCCATCGGTAGCAAGAGTAATCACACTATCCTTGCTAAATGACAAGAAACGCATTGATTCTGAGGAATACCAACAAGTTTACGACCAGTTACTTTGGGGCGATTACGACATCAAGGATTGGGCAACATTACTCGTTGAGATTCTCAATTTGCTAGATGTGGATTTTTTCTTCGCGAGTACCAATGTGATTCAGACCGTCCGCAATCAAGCTCTGATGAGGAAGAAGCAAGCAGCCGAATTATCCCGTCACGAACAGAATACGGACAAATGATAGATTTCTTACGTTCCAACACATGGTGCTCGCAAGAAGAATATAAGTGGAGAATGACCGTTCCGCAGATTCGCCTTGCGTCTATGGATTTTACTCATATAGAGTACATATCGTCAGATAAAGGCAATAATCAGAAGAACGACAAATTAAAGAATGCAAAGGTAATCAATGGTGCAGAGGATTTACGAAATCTCAATGACCTTGGAATACCTATTTTATAAACTCTTAAACTTTTGAATTATGGCAGATTCAGCATTAGGCAGTGCTCTTATTATACCAGAGTCTGCATTGAAGAAAATCAAAGAGGCTGATGATAAATTGAAGCAATTACAGAGAACAGCAGAACAAACTGCATCATCTGCAAAAAGCTCATTTGGTACAATGCAAGGTTCGACTACTGGTTTTATCGGCGCGCTCGACCAAATCATACAAAAGCTTGGTACGATTAATAATGCTTCATCAAAAATGTCTGGTAGTCTATCCAATATTGGTGCGAACAAGGCTAGTAAAGATGTTTCTCAAATGAATGGTGTTATTATTCAAGCATCTGAAAATATAGATAGAATGGTGGCTTCACAAAGAAAAGCTACCAATTCGGCTGATTTCTCTAAATCTGTATCTGATTGGCAGAATATCCAATCACAGATTGATGCAACCAACAAGAGACAACAAGAGCTTACTCAGTCTATGCGCCAATATGAAATGGTGCAAAAGAATATACGAGACGGAAAGGGTGGTATTGTCTATAAAGACGATAAGATAGCTTACGCTGCAAATCAAAAGGAATTTGAAAGTAATCAGCAACTTATTGCATCCTTGCGTGAAAAGCAACAAGCAATCATTGCCAACAATCAAGCTTTGAACCAACAGATTCAGTTGCTAAATTCTTTAAAAAACTATCACGTAGAGAGTGGTTCTTTAGATAATTTGCGTTCCAAGGACACTCTATCTTCAATGCGAGAGTATTACAAGGAACAAGAAAAATTATCAGCTCAACAAGAGAAGCAAAGGCAAAAAGATGCTAATGCTTGGTTGAAGAATAAAGAAAAAGAGGCGCAAGCAGCAGAAAAAGCATCAAGACGCGAGCAGGAAGCATCCGACAAAGCCGCAGCAAAGGCAGAGAAAGATGCGTCTAGAATCCGTGCTGCCCAAGAAAAAGCATATATGTCCGACTGGTTAAAGCAGCAACGTAGCGCATTCTATTCAAATACTAACGCGGTTATTGCAGACACAAATGGTGCAAAAACTTTGCGAGACCATATTGCTGCCATCAAGGAATTGCAACAAGCTCGTCTTAGCCTCAATACTACAGATAAGAACTACAAGCAAAACCTTGCTTCTGTAAACGAGGCTATCAAACAACACTCTAAAGTTCTCAAAGAGGCTGGTGTGAATGCAAAGAGTTTAGGCGAGCAAACGTCATACATTGCAGGATATTTATCACGTCTTGCACAGAGAACAGCAGTTGTCTTCTCATTTGGTGCAGCAAAATCTTTTGTTGAACAAATAGCAGAAGTCAGAGGTCAGTTTGAACTTTCAGAGCGTTCACTCGAAGCTATCTTGCAGAACAAACCAAAGGCAGACGAGATTTTCAACAAGACAGTAGAACTTGCCGTTAAATCACCTTTCCGTATCAAGGACTTAGTGGATTACACACGACAACTTTCCGCTTACCGAATTGAGTCTGATAAACTTTATGATACAACCAAGCGACTTGCCGATGTTTCAGCAGGTCTTGGCGTTGATATGGGAAGACTTATCCTTGCATACGGACAAGTCAAGGCTGCTGCATACCTTCGCGGTTCTGAGGTTCGTCAGTTTACTGAGGCTGGTATCAATATGTATGGCGAGCTGCAACAATACTTTAAGGAAGTTAAGGGAGAAGCGTACACGACCGCACAGATTGTTGATATGATTTCCAAGCGTAAGGTTACATTTGAGGATGTTGAGTCAATATTCCAACGCATGACCGATAAGGGTGGAACATTCTACAATATGCAGGAAATCCAGGCTGAAACTCTCCAAGGTAAGATTTCCAACTTGAAGGATGCTTTCGATGTGATGCTCAATGATATTGGCAAGGCTAACGATGGCATATTTAAGGGAATGATTTCTACCGCGACAGAATTACTAAAGCATTGGGAGGCTATAAAGAATATAGGTATCACCCTTGCTTCTGTATTGTCAATTATGTATCTTCAATCGGTAAAGACTGGCGTCGCTTTCAGTGCAATGTTTACTTCAAATGTGGCTGCAAACGCAACAAAGAATTTAACAACTTGGAAATTGCTTACTAGTGGTATAAAGTCTGCTGGTGCTGCTGCATTGACTTTTGGCAAAAACATCAAATATGCTCTTGCATCAAACATTTATACTATTGCTATTGCGGCAGTTTTTTCTGCTTTGTATAAGTTGTATTCTTTATACTCTGATTATAATGAGCAGATTGAAAAAATAAATGCGGAACACGTAAGGGAAAAGGCTGAGGTCTTTGACCTTGCAAGACAATATACAGAGCTTGGAAAAGCTATTGATAATGCAAGTAGTAAAGAACAAAATTATTCAAGAACTGATGCAATCGAAAAGAAACGTGTGATTATCGAAAAGCTCATTAAGTCTTTAAACGACAAGGGCTTTGATATAAAGTTAAATGTTTTAGGTCTTAACGAACATGAGCTTGATGAGACATTCAGAACCTTACAAGCTAAATTATTGCAATTCCAAGACTTGGTAGTAAAGGCAAGAAGAAAAATTGCCGAAAATCCTGATGGATTTTTTTCTGACGGTATCACAAAGGATGCAAATCAGTATAACGATGCAATCGACGAAATGCTCTCTAATACAGAAAAGATAGACCAAGCCGTAAACATATTAAAGATAAATTATCAGTCTTTAAATGGTACGGCAAAGGAATACCTTCATTCTGTTAAGCAAAACAAAGAAGACTATGCGGATGAACTTGAATATTACAAAGCTATGCAAGATGCAATCCGCAAAGTGATACAATTATCTGGAGAAGGTAGTGGCATTTGGGAACAGCTTGTTCCATTGCAAAAATTATACAGCGGTCTCTTTGCTGATATTACAAGTAAAGCAGAGGAGTTTGATAAAGAGCTTGAGACCTCGCTTGGATGGCTTAATAAAATTGCCGACAAGAAAACCGTAGAACTCATTCTTGATACTATAGCAGCAGAGGAAGGATGGAATAGTTGGTCTAAAAAACACGCGAAGGAGTATTTTAAAGTTACAGCAAGACTTGATACAACACAAGCGAAGAATGATATTTCGTCCATTAAGGAACAGATGGATAAGGCGTTTTCTAACAACACTTATCATATCACCTTTACTTACGACCCTATCAAGCTAGACCCTAAAAGCGCATACGGAGAGTTTGACGCAGAGGCACAAGAACAACTTAAAAAGCTGCAAGAACTTGTGACTAAGCGGTACAATCTCAAAGGTGGTACAATGAAGTTGGCTGGATATAATGAGGCTGCAACCACAAGGGAGATAAACGACCTATACAAGGATATTTCTCAGTTGGGGCAAGGTTACAAGGAAGCTGCCGACCGTATTATGGGGTACAATAAAACCCGAAAAAATACCACCAAACACGACAAGGCACAGCGTGATATTCTCAACGAGCGCATTTCTCTGTTAAAGGATATGAGTTCTGAATATCAGAAACTCATTAAATACGAAAGCGAAGAGCAAGCCACAGCCGATGTTCGTAAGCACTTCGCGTTGGCGGCAAAGAATGTTGGTATGAATATAAACAACTTTATCCCAGACCGCCAGACTATTGCGAAGAAGATTGAATATCTTGCAAGCCAATATAAGGAACTCGGAAAACGTGGCAGCGCATTACGCAACGCCACTGAAATCCGTCTTGATATTGATGAGGAATATTTCAAGCAACAACTTGACGATGCGAAGAACAATGCGCAAGAAGCATTCTCACAGCTTGATTTGTTTAAGAAGCTCAAAGGAGAAGGTCTTTCTGATAGCATCATCAAAAGTATGTTCGGGGATTTGACTTCTTCTTTCGATGATGTGCGCAAGTCTATTACAGATGATTTTGAAGCAAAATGGGGTAAAGACCAGACTAAATGGGGTGATGATGTTGCAAAGGAATACACGTCACAAATGCAGAAACTTGATAAGGAAGTCTATCAAGACCAAGTTAATCAAGCGCAAGAGCTGATTAAGGCATACAAGCAGCAACTTTCAGACCAGTTACAGTTGGATAAGTGGTACATTGAGGAAAAACAAAAAATCCAAAACAATGCGAATATATCCAAGAACAAAGATTTGCAGAAGCAGCTTCAAGATAACCTTGATAAGCAATATGCTTCAAAGACAGATACTAATTCTTGGAAAGATTTTCAGAATAGCGATATGTATATTTCTATCTTTGAGAATCTAGACCACACATCAAACAGCGTTCTTACTGCAATGAAAGCGAGACTTGAAGGATTACGTTCTTCTCTGAAAAATCTCACTCCAGATCAATTAAAACAGATAGTTGAACAGATTAACAAGATAGATGCTTTACTTGTTGAGAGAAATCCTTATAGTAATATTGGTAAGAATTTCAAGGAATATTTGAAATTTGCCAAGCAACGCAAAAAGCTAGAGGAAGAATATATTGATGCTACCCAAAAAGAGCAGATATTGAAAAACGACCAAAGCAATTCGAATAAGGATGTCAAAAATGCAGAGATTGCTTACAATAATGCAGTAAGAAAATATGGTATTGCTTCAAAAGAAGCCATCCAGTCAAGAATCCTTTGGGATATTGACAAGGAAAGACTTCGTACCATAACAGACCAGCTTGTAGCGCAAGGAAAGATAACAGAAAAGCAAGCAGAGCAGATACGAAACGGACAGAAGTTGCAGAAGACTTTGCAACAGCAAGTTCAGACTATCGGGCAAAACTTCTCTGATGCAGCTAGTTCCGTTACAGAACTTTTTAGCGCATTGAATGACTGGGGTGCTAACATCGAAATGTCTGACGATTTATCAGAGGTTGTAGATGGAATCAGTAAGATTGGTTCTTCTCTTGAAGGTATTGATATTACTAGACCATTCTCTGTTGTCAAAGGTACGATAGGTGTTATCGGCGGCATCGGAAAAACTCTTGGCGGCATCTTCGGATGGGGAACAAAAGATAAAAAGCTGCAAAAGCAGATTGAAAATCACCAAAAGGCGATTGAAAAATTGCGAGAGAGATACAGCGAACTAAAAGATGCTATGGATAATGCTTTTGATATTGAACGTTTGGCACAATACAATGATGAGATGGTTAAGAATCTCAAAACTCAGAATGCCAACCTTGAATCAATGATAAAAGCAGAGCAGGACAAGAAGAAGACCGATAATGATAAGATTGAAGAGTACCGCAAACAAATCGAATCCAACAACAAGGCTATCGAGGAGGCAGAACAAAGTCTTACAGAGCAACTTGGCGGATTCGGAACAAAGGCTAACTATAAGTCGGCAGCAGAGGAGTTTGCAAAAACTTGGGTTGATGCTTACAACGAAGGAAGCGATGCTCTCGAAGCACTTAATGATAAATTCGATGAGTATATACAGAACCTCATAGTTAAGCAAGCTACGCAACGTATTGTTGGTAAGATGGTAGAGCCGTTACTCAAAAAGATTGATAATGCGGTCGAACAAGGAGGCGAAGGTGGAAATAATGGATTAGATTTGGTTAAAGCTGAATTGGATGATATTATGACAACTGGCAAGGATAAGCTAAAAGGTGTTTCTGATATGTTGAAATCGTTCGTTAATGGATTAGGATATAAACCAAAAGGCAGTTCAAATATCTCTGCTTTGCAGCAAGGTATTCAGTCTGTTACAGAATCAACCGCACAGGCGTTGGAATCGATACTCAATTCACTCAGGTTTTATGTAGCCACTCAACAAGCAGATGTCCGTATCATCCGCGACACTCTGTTAGAAAAGCTCGGCAATAGTATCAGCGCGATAACGCAAGACACTTCAAGCAGTCCTGTACTCATAGAGTTGAGATTGCAGACAACAATACTTACTGATATTCGCGACACCTTGGCTAGCTGTGTAAGGGGCGGTCACAAGCAAGGAAGAAATGGTATCAAGGTATTTATGAATTAGTTTTCAGTGTTATATATATAAAATTAGGGCAAGCTCGGTTTCACAACTGAACTTGCCCTTTTTAATCAACATAAATCTAACTAAACCTTAACTAATACAAAAAGTAAAATTACACTTTATGTCTGTGTACCGCCGTACACTCTAAGAACTAGAAAATAATATAAATATTTTTACCAAACTTTGCTATTTAAATGAGCTGTAAGACGTTATTTCTGCTCATCCTTACAACTATTCCACTCTGACACATAAATCGTTCCTAGCGTCATATTTGCGTCATCGTAGCCAATGATTTTAACATCGTTATCCTCTCCGTACTCTATAAGGTCACAGTTTCCTTTGCATTCGATGCGAACTTCACTCTTTCCGCACACATAAATGCGAGTAACCATATTCTCAGGAACTTCAATTTCCAAATCCTTGCAGTACGCGACAAGAATAATCGTAGAGCGCACCTTGATAACTCCATGAGCACCTATATACATTTCGCTGGTATATCCGTGCTCGTTACATTGATAGAATCCATTGGCAAACTCACCAAACTCTTTCAAAAGGTACTCTTTTGACAATCCCCATCCGAAAGCAATAGAATCAGCCATAAACTCAATTCCGTTAGAATCAAGAGCCATATTTACCAATTCTCGCTTACTCGCGGCAGAATCCCATTTACCCTTATACTCTCCGCACAATCCCAGTCTCAGAGCATTGCGCTTCAATGTCAATAATTCATTGCTATTCCCCATACCATTCTCTCAATCTATCGTTAATTAAAGTGTTCACATACGCATAGGTTTTGTCGTAACCGACAAGTTCGTGACACTTGCGGACACATCGCATAGCAGATTTCTCATTGATGTCCGCGCGCTGTGCGATAACGGCATAGGAAAAGCCATACCGATTGTGTAGAACGTCAAGAACAAAGTTCCTTGCTACCGCTCTCGCAAAAGGAATATTAGTATTGCCGACATATAAATCATCTGCATTCACTCCTTCCTTTTCCTCAGTACTCATAGCTGTGTTCACTTGTTCGCAAACCATCCGCTCTACCTTATCCATCGTATCATTACCTAAGTATACCATAGCCGTTAAATCTTATTTTTATCTTTATAAACGTAACCTACCGTATCACAAGGGTATTTATCATCTGGTGACAATACACCTGCATCTTCCATCTTCTGTCTGAAATCCACAGAAACCATAGGAACTAACTTGTGAAGTCTAGAACCATCGGCGGCAGCCCAAATAGGCTTTAGATATTGAACAGGATTCTTAACCTTTACACCATCCCATTTGATTCCGTTCTGAATGAATGGTATAAATATACCGTCTCGCTTCACTCCGTTAGCATCACACATCCTTACAATCCTGTAATCTCGGAATAGTCCGTATTTCAGTTCTATATACCATTCATTATACATAAGCTATTCCTTTCCTTGATTAAGAGCCTCGGCTGCTTGCTCTGCCAATATTGCCTGCTGACCATGCTCAAAGTTCTTCTTCAAGTCTTCCTCTGTCTCTTCGGAAACTGGAGTGTTCATTACTGTTTCCAACTCTTTCTGCATACGACCGAGGTAATCCATCTTGTTCTTTGCGAACTTTGCAGCATCATCTGCATCAGTGAACGCTGTAATCGGATGAGTAATGTTGGCTTCTGTGATGATAACCATACTATCAAGCATATCCTGATAAGTAACATCTGTCTCAGGGAAAATATCATTTTCTTTTCCCTTTACTTCGTTCTTCATCGCGACAAGATTTTCAAGCCACGCGAATGTTGTAGTGGTAAGCGCGTGTCCTTCCATATCAACACCGCCCCAACGCTTAAAACGTGCTTCAAATCCAATGTGTGTGTGGAAAATAGCACAATCCTTCAAAATTACGATGAAGAAATGACCGAAGTCGGTAACGCTTTCAACATCTTTTCTGTTGATTCCGACAACAACTTTAAGCAAACCTGCATTGTTGTCAACAGTCTTCTTTTTTGCAATTCTAGCCATAACTATATATTATTTTTGTTCAACAATCGTTTTGTACTCGAAACTAATGCAAGATGGATTCTCCTCAGAAGTAAATCTAACCTCATTAGGGTCATTGCAAATCCCATCTTTGAAAAAGAAACAATCCTTGCAAGTATATACTAGCGGAATAATGTCTCCGCAAGCATCATCGTCAGGATTTGCGTATGTATATAAGTCTTTGCCCATGCAATATGGGAACTCAGAATCTTCATCATTCAACAATACGCAATCCTTGCAAGTGTATTTAGTCTGTGCCATGCTCCTTACGTTTTTGATATTCCATCAATGTCAAGATACAATAGTTAGCGCAGTCAAGAAGAGCATCTTCCAATGGCTCATTAGCGACTTGCGCCTCATTATCCTTCAACGTCTTGATACGATTCACCTTCTCTCGTATCTTTCCGTAGCCGTAGTTGATACCAAGCTCGTCATACATCTCAGAGAACGCATTTCCGTAGTCGTGATTCTTCTTGATGTAAGTATCAAGCATCTTTTTCGTTATTTCCTCGAAAGAAAAGCTCTCAAACATCTGCTGTCCTGCTATGTTTAGCTTTTCAAGGTCTTCATTTAATTCTTTCTTCATACGCTATTTGTTTTTATTATTCATCATACGAAAAGCTCTGCGAGCCATAACATCTGATGGGTTATGAAAAAGCATAACATAGAAATCACCATGCTCTTCTGTATGGACGTTTCGTAAACCGCATTCTTTGATAAATCCATCACTACCAATATAAGGGTCAAGAATCTCTCGAATTGCGCTAGTAGAGCTTGGATGAACTATAATGACACCGACAGTTTCTCGAAGTTCTTCCAGTTTCTTCCACTGAGCTTCGATGTTCTCGTCTCCATAGAAAAAATCGTAGCCATAAGGTTCTGTGATTTCTCTATCAATGCACATTCCCAAAGGAAGTTCTATTACTATAATCGGTTTCATAATCTATTCCTCCTTATCTTTAATTTCAACGAAATCTCCAATACCCAGACGAGCCTTGTTGATGCAAGATGCAATCCAACCTATCAAGTAGGCAGAAGGCTCGCCGCCGTGCTTCATATCAATAGCATCCTCTATGGCATCGCAGACGTGAGAAGCTTCATGACAACAAGTCCCCATCCTCATAGAATCCTTGCTTGCAAAATTAACAAATGAACAAAGCTTATTATTCGCCTTTTCTCTAACGTTATCGTAGGTTACTGCGTCAGAATTAGAGAAATCAACCCTCAAAACCTCGCCATTTCTACCTTCAAAACACTTGTTGGCATCCTCTTTGTTCATTCCAATAGCGACACATAACCTTCTTGGATAGATAACAGGGTCGTATTCGTAATATCCTTTTTTCTTCATATTCTCAACTATTTCGGTTAAACATCTTTCAATCCAAGACCTAGCAGAAAAAATCGAGTTTTTACGATAATACATTCATGGTCTTTGTTTGTTTTAAATAAGTCACATTTCCCACCAACACCAACATTACATATATCATACATTCCTTGATAATCATAAGCTGGCTTTAAAATGGTTTCCTCTTCTTCAACTTCTGCAATAAATGGTGTGGGATTCCCATATTTACTTTCCCAAGACAAAACACCATATTTGTGCAGAAAGAAGTCGTGGCGTTTCCTTTCAATTTCTTCGCCTTCCAAAAACAGCCATATACCTTTTTTCACTTTATCAAGAATAGCAGCCACTCTTTCATTATTTGCTTTATAGAAATTTGCACTCCAATAATCCATATCTCAACTATTTAAATTTCTCGAAATAGAACTCAATAGGTCTATCAAAGTGCTCTTCAATTAAACCATAAGCTAGAGACATCTTTACCTGAAAATAAGCTTTGCCATTAAGCAGACCTTTCGCTTGTCTTGTAATCTCTGAGCGAAATTGTTCCAAACTCATATCACGCTTACGAAGATTGCAAGACCTGCAAGATGGCATATAGTTCTCCATGCAATCATCGCCATGGGATACGACAAACTTTCCCTCCTTGTCGCTCCACCGAGAGTAACAACCTCGATTCTTCGGAACAAAATGGTCAACCTGCATATCCTTATAATCTATGCTCGTGCCGCAATAAGCACAATGTCCATCGTATTTGCGATATATTTTAAGTCTATCTTCTTTTTTCATAATCATTAATTATGTAACCTACCAATATGCCACTTTGAGCAAACCTTACATAAGTAAGGATGCCAACCAAGTGCCTTCAATCTCGGATTCTGATTCAGAAACTCCCAAGCATCATCCTCAGTCTCGTATGCGACCTTCGCCTTCCAGGAATGAACTTTCCTAGTCCAATGCTCAGGGTCTGGCTTGAGCGGCGGCACTTTATTAGGATTGTGATGGTTCTTCCTAATAACTCAATGATATTAATGCAACTATCATCAACTGTGACATAGCAATCAAGTGTCTCGCGTCTGTAGCCACCGAAATCAATAAGTATCTCAGAATCTTCACTTGCGCAAATGAACTCTTTGTTGGCAAGCAATTCATCCTTCGTAATGGTTTTCTTAACCTCACTAAAATAAATTCTTCCAACCATAGGTGCATTGATAATTCCACCGACTTTTACAACATCATCATCTGATGTTATATATATGATAGGAAAATCACCTTTTGCATTCTCAAAGAACACGTTATTCAAAAGCTCTGATTTAGTCATAATCTGTTACTTTTTAGTTGATATTTTTTTGCGACCACGTTTCTTTGTCGTGTCGCGCTTGCTAGCAGTGTAATCCAATGCCGATTTCTTTGGTCTTCCTGGCTTTCGCTTTACAGGAACGGCTTCTTTATTCGGCAACTGCAACGTCTCACATTCCTCATCTTCGCCAAATTCGTTCTCGAACTCTCTTCCTTCACGCTTCTCAGAATCGGCATCATAGGCACGCTTCCACTTGCGCTTGGCAACCTTCAACTGCTCTTTTTTGAATGCCTCTGATTCCTCATGAAGCTTATCGTAGTCTATCTCAGGTGCATCAAACTCACCTTCAATACTGCATTCGGGAGTTTTCTCAACGTCCTTTGATTCCATTTCCTGATGAATGCGGTCTTCCTCTGAAATGTACGGCTCATCGTCAACTTTCTGCTTATGACTGGCATTATACTCGTCAATGAACTCTTTTATTTCTTTCTTCGAACATCCATCTTTCCTCATTTCAGCCAACTCAAACTCGAACTTCTGACGTTCAATGTCCTCAAATCTCGTTCCGTCCAAATCGCTTCCTTCATTGAGTACGTTGATTTTCTTGTTTTCCTCATCAGCTTTCATCTGTTTGTCAATGGCAATCTCCAATAATGCGTGATTAACGTCAGATTCCGTCATTTCATCGACCTCATAAGCCCTAGGGTCTTCACCAAGCTCGTTTTTCAGAAAGTTCTTCTTTGCTTCGATGCATCCACTCGGCAAAAACTGAGCCTCATCAAGATACATGTAAGGGTGAATGCTCTTGATAGACATGATAGGACTCGGTGTACCGAAGTCTTGCAAAAGCTTCATGTATTTGTCTGCATTCTGCTGATAAATGCAGTAGCATTCCTCCAAATTGCGCTTCTGAACAAGCACAACAGCCATTATCCAGAATGGGTCTTTACCATCCGTGTAGCGTTTCGGCAATCCCTTCGTCTGCAACGATGCCGCTTCCAACGCCTTATCAAGTGATTCTTCCTTTATTCGCATATATTCTCAACTTTTAAATGATTACAACCCATCGGATGAACCATCGCTAATGGTATCGTCTTTTCTCAACTCCCATTCATCGGCAGTCATAATCTCCCAATGACCGCAAACGTCTTGCGCCAATACAGAACCGCGTTTCACCTGCTTGTGAGCACCTGCCATATTGACGGCAGTAACGCTATAAAGCATATCGGTAACGTCCAAACCATCATCGACCGCATCGGTTGCCTTCTTGATGTCTGTAACGATAGGGCAGTCGAACAATGCTTTGATGTTTTCGCCCTTGACCTCAATTGATGTCTTGTATTTGTTCATAATTCGCATATATTTTAAAGCATCCACCGACCGTAGAAGGAACTCGAACCTTCTGTTTGCCTAGACTTGTATCTAAAAGACACGTCCTACCGCCTTGCGGATGCTGTTGTTTCTATTTTCCGCCATTCTTCAACCAATCCTCAATCGTGGTGCTGTCACCATCAAACGACTGACCGAAGACGTTTACCAACTTGACCGAACAGAGCAGATACGGAATGTTCTTGATGTTGTCCGTTGATGGCTCTGTAGCATCCTGTACCAGAAACAACGCTTTCTTCTGTCTGTAATCGTCATACCACAGGATAAGCGAACCCTCCAAGTAAGCATAAAGACTATCCCATGCTTTCTCGGCAGCTTTTATCTGCTCAGTAACGGAAAGCTCGGTTATTCCGTCAACATCATACCCGAACACGCAGACTGACAACGTAGCGTTGGTGCTCTCATGTCTAGCATTCGGGTCAACGAACACCCTCAACGCATCACTCTCAGGATAGCTTTCGGTATATACACCCTTCTGCTTACCCTTGGAGTTCAATCCGTCCAATGACTTGTAGCGGACAGAACCGCCGCCGAAATCATCTTCCAGACTCTTGCGCACTCCGTCTGCCTTCCAAGCTCCATGCTCGGACTTCAAGTAACGCTGTATGTAGAATTTCTTTTCTGCCATATTCCAAAGTCGGTAATTCGTAAATCAAACATTTATGCTGCAAATATACGCCAAAAAATCAAGCCAAAAATGAACTTTACATAGTTTAACAAATTGCAAATTTGTACCAAAATCCCCATATCCCTAATTAAATATAGGTTATCCTCATAAATCAGATTTTTTATATTGAAAATTTAACATTTGAGCAATTCCCATATAATAATAACACGTAAATAAACTATTGTACCCTCGCGCGCAGCCGTAGTAGGGGATGTCAACCCCTGTATATAGTAAACTATATACTCATCCCCTAAGAAGAAAGGCTTCGCAAACAACCCTTTCAATAGACTATCAAAATGCAATCCATATATAGCAAAAACAAACATTAAAGTAGAAAGCAGTCTTACTTTTCCGCAAAAACAAAAATAGCTCGAAATTTGCGTTCTAAGGCATTCAAAATAATCTGATGATAAACTATACCACGAAGCTGCATAAAACGCTACCTGACGCACAGAAATAAGCAAAAGTAGATGCTATGAAACTTTATGCAAAAAGAAAAGTAGATATGATATTCTCGAAAATGCTCAAAATTCGGTAGAAAAGCTGAATTGGCAAAATCATAGTATTTTACAAAAAATAAAAAATAAAAAAATAAAAAAAATTTCGGAAGAGAGCTGACCCACCCTGCGAGTGCCAAAAACGGGGGGTGGGGTGTTGTTTGCCCTATATAGTTGTAAATCACTGAAAATCAATACTTTATTTGCGACAAAAACGGACGTTTTCGGGCAAAAACGGCAAAAATGCGGCTTTTTCGTATCTGTTTCTGTTTTCTGCTGATTTCCTAAAACATGAAGCAGACGAAAAAAGCGCAAAGTAATAAGATAGGACGTTTTCGTAAACATGCAATAAAACTCAAAATTACCAAAAAGTTTTCTACTTAGAATTAATCTAAATAATAAAATGCTGCATGAAGCGAGTACAAACAAACGAAATCAAGCATAAAACCTTATTTAGAATTAATCTAGATAAGTGAAACGTATCAAATAATCGGCAGCAAACAGACTCAAACGACAAAGTAAGTACTTTCTATATATCAAACAACAAAACGGCTGCAAACGGCAAATAATACGCTTTTAGGCGTTTTCCTATATATAAGGTACTCGCATACGTACCTAATAAAGAAAACGGCTGCAAAGATGATTTTTCGGGCTGCAAACGTACAAAGATAGGAAAAACCTATATAATCACACAATAACCCCTATTTAACCTATCATTTTGCAAAGTGGAGATATCAATTTGTGTAAAGAATTAAGAAAAACCAATTATTTTCAAGAAAAAAGCGAGAAAAAGCGTAATTTTTTGCTTAAATATTTTGCAGATACAGAAAATTGTCGTACCTTTGCATCGCAATCAAGAAACAACGAGATTACTTCTAAGCAGAGAAATCCTGTTATATCTATATTGTGTGTTCTTTGGCTTATTTACATTTAGCGTAATAAAATCTATCTTATATATTTGTGCGCTGCTATCTTATCATATAACGTATTACGTGTAATACAACATATTAGATATTAGATAACAACAATACCAAAATATAAGGTATACGGATAAAGGCTAACAAAGCGTATCGAGTGATATGTTGATGATACTATATAGTGTATCGGTTATTAGGTTTGTTGTTTTCCGTCAAGGTAAAAAAAACGGAAAAGCGGCTGCATGCTAATTGCAGTAGTAACAATTCAAAATGGTTTGGCTATTATGCGGAAGGTAGCTACATTATTACTTATTATTCTCAGCGTTGAAACATCTTAAAGTGAGTAGCGAAAAGTTAGAGTAGCGAAATGAAATAGATGATAAATGAAAACCAAATATAATAAATAAGTAACTGTTATATGTAGGCGAAAACCTCAGCCGCTGGCAATTAGGCGGGTTAATTGATAGCCACAAATTAGTAACTTAAAATTTAAAGCAATATGATGTACAATGAATTTATTGAGCGTGTAGGAATGGAGGTATCATCTTCTGAGTTTGAAATTATCAATAATATGTATATGCTTGCAGATGTTGATAAAGATACATTTTGTAAGTTGTGGGCAAAAATGAATTTTAACCGAGTTGCAACCTATAAGGCAAAGAAAGCAAAAGAGGAAAAGCAGCATAAAGTTTGGGGCGATTTGCATGAGGTATTAAGCAAATACCAAAATAAGCTAGATAATTCTAGAAATTGGTATCAGTCGTATATTTCACCAATTGGATCCGTAATTTCTTCTTCTGACGAAAAGAAAGTAATTGCTTTCTGTGAGTTGTTTAATGAGTATTACGACAAAAACGCTGGATTAGGCTCAATGCTTGCAGCCTTCAATGTTTGGCTAAAGTCTGTAGAAAACACTTATTTTGCAGCATAAACAAAAAACCCACTACCTTAAAAAAGTAGTGGGCGAATCAAGTTAAAAGAAAAACTAATAACTTATGATTACTTCTAAGCGGTTGCAAAGTTATTAGTTTTTCCCGAATTAGCAAAATTAATTAGTAACTTTTAAATATTTTAGGTATGAAGACTTATAAAACAAATTATTCTGTAGCTGTAAATTGGTGTAATAATGCGCTTATCCTCTGCAACAATATTACAGAGATAGACCCATCTATTTATGATAATATGCGCTTTGAACTGTTTGGTGAAGAAGACGGCACACAAAAAGACATTTATCAGTGGTTTATTACAGATTGCACCGATGAAGATGTAGAATACCTGGAGCAAACATTTGGCTTGCTTTTCACTTATTCGGACTTATTGGATAAATATATTCTTTGTGTAGACCATTTCGGCACAAGTTGGGATTACGTTGAATGGGCAACTACAAACGAATTGGCAAAAAGAGAATTAGGAGAAAAGAAGTAATTTAAACTAATTGGAGGGCTATATATGACAAATAAAGAAATTGAAAGCTATATAAATAGTTATAAGGTGGTGAATGGTATTGGCTTTTGTCGTGTGAATAATGATATAAACGGGAATCCCCGATATGTAGTTCATTTTCTCGCTTTTACTACTGATGAAGAAATGAGAAACGACAATTTGAGCCAATCTCAATTGTACGCAATTGCCAAAAAGCGAGCAAATGATTTGGGCTTTTCTGTTTATCGTGCTAATTGGTACGGCGGCGGTTTTGTCGGTCAATCTTATTCTTTGATTGATACGGCAAACAAGATTAATGAGATAGTAAACAAGTAACTAACAATACCCTTTGCACTCGCTTATGTGGGTGCAAAGGTACAAACAATATAAGATATGAATATAAGTACAAAATGGATAAGTACTGAATATAGAAATATTCAGTTTCACGTTGATATTGTAACTTTTGAGATAGCAACAAAGAAAAGCAATATTAAATCACTTTCTAGCCTTCTTGAAAATTACACAAAACTAGTACAAAAAGGCTTTATTAATACATTTTGCGTGCTTGAAAATTCTGCTAGTATGTTTGTTGTAAAGGTAAGCGCAAACGTTGATAGACTCGTTTACTTGGATATTACAACATTAAATCTGGAAATTGGTAACATTAAAGATTAATTGGATATGGATATAACAATACCTTTTGTTTTCGCCCTTATATCTTACGTATTAGGCATTATTGTGGGGCGCAATTGGAATAAGTACGTAAAAGAGTAAATAACCTTTTAAAACGCAAAAAATATGCATAAAGAGTTTAATAAACGCCATAAAGGTATATCGTTTTGTGGCATTCATATTTGGTACAATCATTTGTATGAAAGTAAAAGCTTTCGTATTTCTTTTGGCAAAAATTGTTTTAAGATGTACGATTTGTTGGAAGTAATCAAAAATAAGGAACACCGAATAATATTATTTAATCGCTTGTTTCATTATTAATTGGATAGGTGCAAAGATAGTCGGTATCTGTTTACGGTTCGATTCCGTTTGCACCACAAAAGTACTAATAAAATAATGATGTTTGCGCCCTTATCTTTTCCCTTTGGTACACTTTATCAAGTGGAAAAAGATAAGGGCATACAAAGTAAATAAACGGCTAAATTTAGAAAGTTATGAATAAATATAATAACTACACAAATGAACTGAAACGTATTGGAGTGCCTAATTATGATGGTAAACAGTACGAAGAATATTTTAAAGAGATTGCAACCTCTTATGTACTTTGCAACCTTACAGGAAGGCAAATGGCTTATGTGGCTGTAAAGATGGCAGCACAAAAAGAATTTGGTTTTAATGAATGTATGAAAGAGTTTGATATTGTTTAAAAGTTACTATAGCCGTGTGCGGTTAGCGACCGCCTCCAAAAGCGAGATTTGGCACGGCACAAAGTTTAATTTAAAGATAGGAGATAAGAAAATGAAAAAATATAGAGTTGTTATTACATCTGCAAAAGATGTGAAGTTATTAAACGACAAAATAGCTACAGATAGCTTGTTTACAGTTGGCGAGACAATTACAAATAACCCTTTGCATGTTGGTATTAATGTGGTAACAGATGAGCGCATTAAGGATAGTATGAGGGAATTGGCGCACAAGCGTGGATATTGCACCAATAAAGATTGGATGACGTTTGATGATGATTTGTGCGGTCACAAATACGCAATTTGCAGCAAACACAAAAATATTGCTTGCAAGCAGTATATTGTAGATGAATGCGAGTATCTGAATGACGCAATAAACGACTTGAACAAGTGGCGGCATTCTGGAATGATGGATTATTCTTATTACATGTTAGATACTGATAACAATAAAGTTTTGGATTATTAAATACAACTTGGATATGGGAACAAAGGAAAAAATAAAGAATTGGTTGGATGCTGAATATAATAGCCTCCACTTGGAACATATAAGCGTGCAAAAAGAAAGCGAGTTAAAAGATAGATTTATTCGCTTTTATTGCAAGTTTGATAAACGCCTGATACGTATCAAGCGTGAAAAGATAAGCGTATCACCGATTAAAAATGGTGGTGTGCGTTTATCATTGGTAGCTTGGGGAAAATGCTATGGGCAATTTTACGAAGTGTAACTTTTAACAATTAGAGATATGAGTGACAAAGAAATGAATTTGGCTATCTTAAACAAGTTGTATGAGATAGCTTTTGCAGTTTGGGAGAAGATGGCAAAGGTAGCCGATTACGGCTCATATACTGCAAGCGAGATTGCTAATAAGGTAAATAAAGAATTCTGTTTCAGTAATGAGCAAAATGAAGACGAAAAGGCAACAGTTAGTGTTGGTACATATACTTGCAGTTTTCCTTTAAAGAATATCTTTTATTTTGTTTCAGTCTTTGAAAAGCTAGCGAGTGTTGGCAGAAATGCAAAACAATTTGTATTTGAAGAGTCTGGCGAGTTATTGGGCAAAGTTACCTTTGAAGTAAGCAAAGGAATGAGCGAGCTTTGCAAATTTGTTGCAGATGATGAATTGCGCCCTGTTATGAACTATATCATATTGGATGCAGCTAACAATTGTTTGGTTGCAAGCGATGGAAAGAAATTGCTTTCTTTTCCTACAAAAGTATTGGAACATTCGGGAGATTTATCCAACTTCTATATCAACCCAAAGAAATTTGCTTTGATGTGCAAGAAAATGAAGAAAGGAGAAGTCTATAGTGTTACAGCCACAAAGGAAAGTGTGAATGGTAAGGAATGCAATAAATTAGAGTTCGATGGTATTACTTCTAATATCGGCTACATTGGCAGATACCCAAATTGGAAAAGTGTTTTCCCAAAGGTATCAAATGAACTCGCTTTGCACTTTGATAAGAACGCTTGGAATGAGATAAAGAAATTCTGTAAGGTTGCAAAGAAAGATGGTGCAAATACTATTAGTTTGCACGGCTTATCTGGAGAAAGTAAGATTACCTTATCTTATGATGATTGCAAGCGTGAATTTGCTATCGAAAACAAATTGCAGCATACCATTGATGATGTATCATTTATGATTAAGTCTATTATTGCTTTCGATAGTGTTGATACTTTATATCTTGGTAAGTCTTCTTCTCATGCAGCAGTTGTAACAAATAGTCTTGGTAACATCTATTTGCTTATGCCAGCCGTATATGAGGATAGAGGTTATTCTATATATACTAGATACGTTCCATTTGATATAGACGTATTGGAAGAGCGTGCAAATGAGCGCACAAATGAGCCTACAGAAGACGTTATTACTGCAAAGGTGGATAATGTTGCAATTGAGAAAAAAGAGTGCGCTACAGAGAAGAAAACAGAGCAAACGGATAAAACTGCAAAGGTAGTATCATTGGATAAGTCTAGCAATAAGTTTAGCTTTGTTGCTATCGGTGTAAATGTAGGCGATACACTTACGTTTGTAGATGGCACAGAGGTTATTGCAGCAGAAGACAATAAGATTATATTCTGTGGAGAACTGTTTACGCTATCGGGATTCTGCAAAGAGTTCATGCCTGATGATAGGCGTACAAAGAGCAATTCCTATCGTGGGTGTGCATTCTTCTTTAAGTATGGCGTTAAATTGGAAAAGCTATTCAAGGATGCGCAAAAGAAATCATTGGTATCAAGCAAAGAAGAGATTGCAGCCGTACCTGATGATACATTGGATAGCGTGCCAAATGAGCATCTAGCGAGCGAGAAATGCACCGAGCAGACAATTACACCACCTACAAAGGAAAACGTCTCAGAGCGCAAAGAAACGGTATCAGCCGCAAAGGTTGTGGCTATTTCTGTCGGTGTTCCTTCATGCTTGGATATTCCACCGAACAATATGCGGTTGGATATTGCAGCAAACAAGCCGTTAAATGCGTCTGTAGGCGATTTCTTATGTGGTGTTGGCAAAGTAGTACACACACTACCTTTGCCGCCTCCACGGAGCAAAGAAATGAGTGAATTAATAACATATACAAACTTTTATAATACATCATAAAATGAACGTAAATCAATTAAGAAAGGCTATCAAGGTAGCCAAAGCAGAAAGCAAGGTAATTTACATTGCTATCCATAATAGCCGTTTTAATATTGACTTCAACAATTGCAAGTATAGAATAGACGGAACGAATGAGCTACTTATAATAAACGACTCATTTCTTAGAGATACTATCATCTTGGATATTCATCAAATAATGTTTATCGAAACAAATTTTAAACATTAATCAATATGGAAAAGACAATAACAAAAAAAGAGGCACTGGAATATATTAAGCAGAATATAGGTAGGTGCAATTTGTCTAGCTTCAATATAGGAACAACTTATGTTGATGACGAGAAAAAAGAACTGAGTACTATAGCATTTTTACGTGGGTATGTTATTACAGAGGAAATAGAGTTTTGCGAGCATCTGAATGTTCCTTGCTTTAAGTTTTCTCATGTATCACCTTGTTATATGGATTTGCATGCAGAATATACATCTGAAAGTATATGGGGTTTAGGTACATTTGAATATTTCTATCTAACCAAATCAAACTTAGATGTATTGTTAGATTTTATAAGAATAATAACTTCAAAATAGTAGAAAGGGTTAAGTTATGAAAGTATATGTAGTAAGCATTTGCAAGGATAGCCACAAAACCAATAGTGAAAAGGCTTGGGAAGAAGGTCAGAAAGAAATCAAGCGAGTACAAAGCGGAGTGTTGCGTATCTTTACATCGAAGAATGGAGCGAAGAAGTACATCGAAGACTTCTATAATGACAGAGCGACTAATAATGCGACCTTGGAACAGAAGGAAAAGAAAGATGGCAGCACATATTTTGCATCTTTGCTCGATTCTTATTTCGAGTCTGACGACAAGGCAGCCACATACGATGGAATAAGCCTAAAAGATTGCAATACAACAATCAGTATCAAGGTAAATCAAATGATTGTAACCGAAGATACGGATTATACTGATTTGGATGATGATATGTACGACATCTTCGCAGGTGAGGAAACAGACAGAGCATTTGAAATCTAAAATATTAAGTTATGGCACAGAAAGTATATGTAGTTATCAATTCACACCAACATGGATTGGGTGAGGCAGTTGAAGTTGATGCAGAAGTCTTCGATACCAGAGACAAGGCTAAAAAAGCGATGGAAGACAAAGGTCTGAACACATTGGAAAGCTATAAGCATTCATTGGATTGTGATGATTTCCAAATCAGCGTATCAGGCTCATTCTATCATATATCTGACAACGAAGGTGAGACGTGGGATAATTTTGATATTGTTGAACAAGAATTAAAGTAATAAGACTATGGAGATTAAGAATGCAGCTTATTGCCCTATCAACGAGAAAGACCTTTGCCTTGATGAGTTAGTAAGAGATTTGTTCAATGATGGTCAGTACGCTTGGAACAAAGATAATACAGAAAAGGTTGGATTTGTCGGCAACCAGCCAATATTGGTACGACAGGAAACCAATAACAAATTGCTAATTAGATTTCTTGGCGATGCTTGGTGTCCTGATGTTGTGGAGAAATGGGTAAGAACAGTTGAACGTAATAAGAATAAAGATATAGAAAACGTGAATGATTCTTATATGTTTGGAGTGATTGAGAATGACCGAGAGCGTAAAAGTAGCGATTTTCATGTATCATTCAATTATCGTGGATAATAAATAGCAGAAAGTAACGTTTTAAGTAATAAGAGATAGGATAGGAGATAGGAGAAATGAAGACAACAGAAATCAAGAATGCAGGTGGCGCATCCGTAAAATACGACATCGTAAACATTGGCTGTAAGGATTGCCCTTACTGCATGATGGCAGAAGGTCACTACCTTTGCCGTTCAGATAAGAATTGCAACGCAAAGGCAAACATGACCGATGACGATGATGAGCCAAAGCAGAAAGTAATAATATACAGTCGTGTCTCTACTGAGAAGCAGACATTGGAACAGCAGGAAAGAACAATCAATGAATGGTTGAATTGTCACAATCTCAAAGCTACTCACGAAGTGAAGGAGGAAGGTGTATCGGGTAAGGTATCTTACAAGGATAGAAACCTTGGTAAGGTAGTATTGCCGATGCTTGATAAGGGTGATATACTTATTGTGTCAGAGGTCAGCCGTATCGGTCGTTCAATGAGCGACATCAACAAGTTTGTGAATGACGAACTGAAACCACGTGGTGTGCGCTTGGTTATCGTTCAGATGGGTATTGACCTTGATTGCAGCAATCTGAAAGCGATTGACGAAATGTTGTTATTCGCTTTTTCATTCTCGGCACAGATGGAGCGTGAACTCATTCAAGAGCGAACACAGAGCGCATTGGAAGTACGCAAGCAGAAGTTGGCACAAGACGGAGAATTTATCTCAAAGTCAGGTAAGGTCGTTAAGAAGTTGGGCAGACCTAGAAAATGCGATTTATCAAATGCACAGAAGGCTGCATCGGAAAAGCGCAAGAAAGAGGCTGCTGAGAAACCTTGTAACAAGGCTATATGGAATGTGGTTAAGAAGTGTACCAATGACTTCACGGAATTGACTACACCTAACTTTGCTGATGCAGCTATGATGTTGCAGCAGATGGGTGTTTATTCGTCCACTGGCAAGGTATTAACCAAAGAACTAGTAAGAAGTGCGTATTACAATCTACGCTCAGTCTATGGCAGTCAGGTTTATTTCAGACGTGGTTCCGCCAACTATCGTGTAATGCGAGAAAAGGGTATGACTGATGAGGAGATTCAGCAGTATTACAAGGAACTGAATAACAACAATAATAATACAGAGGAGGTTTAATTATGGCATTCTTAATAGCAATTTGGCTAATCGGCACATTGTTCGATTGCGCCATGGGCAGAAATAAAGATTAAAATTTCTGCCCTACACACAATATAATGACGCATATTGCGTTATCTTTTGAAAATAATATAAATAGTCTAGCCCTACGCATCACGGATAAGCGAATAAGTTATGAAGATAATTACAAATACGTTTGGAGTTAAGAATTTCAAAAAGGTCAACTTTGAAGATGCGAATGTTGTTGTTGTTATGAATGCAAATGACCCCACAATAGCATTCTTGAATGTTGATGAGCATGAAGATAAAGATACTGCTGTAAAGAGTTATCTTGCACAGACAACTTTGGGATGCAATTATTCTTATGAAATTGTAAAGGTTATAGGTAATACTTATTTCTGTAATTAATAACCAAGCCCTATCGCAGCACGGAAAGCGGAAAGTTATGAAAGAGTTTAATAGTGAAGTAATTTTCGAGGTAGATGGCTTGAAGATTTCAAGCAAAATGAAAAAATCTATCGAGAAGTTAGAGAAGCAATACGGAAAGCTAAATAAACGTTTCTTCATTGAAAGAGACGAAAGAGTAAGAGTTGGTAACGGATTCTATGATGGTTGTCAACTAACAGACGATATTATCAAAAGCAGAAATATTGTTGTTGCTCACGATGGCACAATCTCTTAATAAAAAATCATTTAGCCCTCGCCATCACGGATAAGGCAAAAGTATGAAGAAGAATATCGACAATTACATTGGCAGTATCGTTCACGACAACGAAGATGCCATTATGAATGGTTGGTACAGCAGCATTGCAGACTATATCATCCACAACGCTGAGAATGGTGCAGGTTGGTATGAGTACTTTGATGATTCAGAGACCGAGGATAACTTGGGTGAGCCAACACAAGAGCAAATAGACGAGTTGGAGGCTTATCTTGAAGAGAATTACAACTATCTGCCTGAGTAGTATGTATCGACCTCCAAAGACCACCAAAGAGCATTTGTTATTCTCCTTGGTGGTAGTTATAATATTACTAATTATTAAATACATTTTCAATTTATGAAAAAGGTTTTAATGTTTATGGCAATTATGATTGCCGTGATTTCTCTTTCTTCTTGCAATTCGTTTGAGAAGAAAGCGAAGAGACAATTACGTGACACGATGGAAGAACTGGCAAAGAATCCAGAAACCTTCAAAATCACAAACGAGAAAGTCGTTTTTTCCAACGATTCTATGTGTACTATCTCCTTTATTGGTAGAGGTCAGAATGGTTTTGGTGGATATAATTCATCAAAGATGGAGTACACCCTCATTAAGTTAGTTAAAAGCGATGAAGGGGAAACAACATATTGTGAGGCTCTTTTGGATATGGAAAACAAAAAGGACAGAAGAAACTCAATTAAAGAAGCCATTAATGATGTTGATAAAGGTTTTCTATATGGCTCATCAAAGGCTGTTTATGATGAATTTATCAAGAAAGGTATGAGTAAAGAAGATGCAAAGGCTAACTACCTGTATTTTCAAGCTATGGTAAATACAGCCATTAACGGAAGAGAAATAGACAATAATGATTAATAATCGTATAGCCCTCGACACCACGGTTAAGTCACTATAAATGAAAAAGATTTTAATGCTTATGGCAATTATGATTGCCGTGGTGTTTGTTACTAGTTGTGGCATTAAGCCAAAAGTTCCCGAAAAGACACCTGCACAATTACGAGCAGATTCTATCGCAAAGGTAAAGAAAGATTCTATTGCGAAGGTTGCCAACTTCAAGAAGTTTTCTTTGAATAGCTTAACTAGACTTCTCAAAAGACAGATTTCGAGTGACCCTGATTACGGAAAGGTTTTAGAATCCTCAGACTTAATACTTTCCGATTCCATCTACCTCGCAAATTGTAGGGTTGCGGTTAAGAATAAGTATGGTGCAGTCGAGCAAGACGAGGACATATATTTGCTTATGTGTAAAAATGCACCAAAAAACGAATGTATGATAGTACTGGATAGAGATAGAATGGATAAGTTTCTGAACAACATATCAAAAGATTGCTGCTGTCTTCCGCTTATTACAAATGGTGATAACGAAATGCGCTCAAAAATCATATATCAGCTTTGCGATAAAGGGCAGTACTTTTTTAACGTTGAAAGGTTTATAGAAAAAGGACTGGACTTTTCACCATTCTAATGTTCTTGGAAATTGGATTGTGAATTAAAATAATATCGGATATGAGAAATTTAAGCAAAACAAAGAAAATCATTCTTGGTATTGCCGCCTTTGTTGTGGTCATATTTGCCATTGATTACATTTGGCATTATATTGAATATAAAAAGAAAATAGACCGCATCGAAAGAGAACACAGACAAGAAATGATTGAATTACAGGAGTTAGAGAATATGTATAACAATGGCAATGCCTACGAAAAGCAGAAAGCTTATCAAGAATTAAGAGAAAAGGCTTTACGTAAGGGATTGACTGTTGACGAATAATCATTTCCCCATCTATCAAGTATAGGTGGGGATTTATTATACCCAAAAACAAATTAATCGAAGAATTAATAACTGCCAAATGTTAAAGTTTGGTTAAAGGTTGCTTCTAAGACACGCAGATATGAATATTTTTCGTATCTTTGCAACGTTAAAAATCTTTGTGGTACGATTGCCGCATCTTCTTATGAGGGTGCGATTGTTGTATCTAATCTTATTGAATATAAAGTAATTTTATATAAGGATTACTGCGCCGTGTCGAGGGATAGGAAACTACCTTCGGGGTTTTCACAAAGAGCCTTAACAGCACGTAGCGCAGTTTTTCGTGTTTAAATCTTTGTGATATGAATACAAATGTAATTCTATCAAAGGATAGTAACCCATCAGATATTGAGCGTTACTTCCGTGGTGTGTTGGCATTAGACCAACAAGACAAGGTGTTTTCCGTAAACCTTGATGATGTTTGGCAGTTGGTTTACTCCGAAAGAAGCAAAGCTGTTAGAGCATTGAAGGCAAACTTCATTGAAAATGTGGACTTTTTACCGATTGCCCGAGATGGCAAGCGGTCAAATGACGGCAAGTTTGCAGGAGGTGGAACAGATTATTATCTCACTTCCGCTTGTTTGGAGTATTTTGTTGCTCGCAAGGTTCGCCCAGTGTTCGAGGTTTATCGTAGAGTGTTCCATCACGCAGTTGCTCAAGTTCAGCAGCAGCCATCCTTGCAGGAACAGATACAAGCCAACCTCACGTTTGCGGATTGGGCTATCAAGACCCTCAACATCAACGAGGCATCCAAACTTGGATGGGCAAAGAAGATTAGCGACAAGTTCGGATTGGCTGCCGAATTGCCAGATGCAGTAAACGCAGGAACGGAAAAGCCGATTACTCACGCTGCCACAGACTTATTGAAGTCGCACAACGTTGGTATCTCAGCACAAGCATTCAATCGTATGCTTGAACTCAAGGGAGTAGTGAAGCACGCCACTCGCCCAGGAAAGCGAGGAAAGGTGCATAGCTGGTATGTTATCACTCCAGCCTTTGACAAGTACGGACAGAATCAGCAAGACCCTAAGTTTCAGCAGCAGACACAGATACGTTGGTATGATGCTACATTTACGGAATTGCTCACCATCGTTGGCTTGAACAGCCAGACATCACTCAATTTAAATTAATAGGAGATTAGAATATGAACGGACAGAATATCAATGCAACATTGTTGCAGAACGTGGAGCAGCCAAAGTTGGCTAAGACCCTCATCAAGTTACGTGAGGTGTACGTGGACTTTATGAGCGAGGTCGATAGAGCCAAGGAAGAGTATGGTGTGCTTGTGAATGACAGAATAGACGATAAGTTTGCCAGCCAGTACAACGTAATGAGCACGTTAATCAGCAACACTTTGGCAAAGATTATGGATTACGAGGTCAATGAGGCTATTAAGGACTAAGTAATCGTGCATATATAGTTCCTCGCTTACCTATTGTGGTAGGCGAGGATTTATTTTAGCCCCTATCTAAGCCTATGAAGCTATCGAACCGATAAATCTTACCAACAGACTATTTTAACCGCTTACAGAAGAAATTTTCACTATCTCTTTGAGTTCCCAGATATTTTGCCTATCTTTGCAAAGCAATTATTCATTGGAACTCATCTATCTATCTCAGCCCTTCCGTTGATGCTCAATGGTGGGGCTTTCCTTTCGCATTTCTTTTATACCTATCATATCGCCCTGCATCATCATTTTTTGGTGGTGTATGGCATTTTTTGTTTGTTAAACAGAACTAAATTTTTGGTTATTTGTAAATCATTATTATTTCCCGAAAATCCCCGTATCCCTATCTAAATATCATATATTTATATTATATATAATTTTCTCGCATTAATCTTTCTTTCGTATTGTTAATAAGCGTTTTAGGCACATTTTGCAATCCAAAAAATAATGCTTACCTTTGTATCGCAATTCAGCAGTACGAGGGTTGATTCGCACTAACATTAGCAAACAAAACCTTGTAGAAATATAAGGCTTCATTATAAAAGAGACCCTCAAACAGCTCGTACCTGTTTGGGGGTTCTCTGATTTTAGGCTATGCGTACATTAAGTATCAGAATGGATTTGGTAAGGCAATATGCTTACGGTGCTACTCCACAAGAGGTGAAGCAACGCAAGGAGCTGCTTTGCTTTGCTATTTGGTGCAAGATGCAGCATAGTAATTCAGTAATGTTCCAACTTACAAAGAAAGACTTGAAGGAACGTCTGGGAATAGGTTACGATAAGGCTAAAAGATTGATTAATCAGGTAAACGAAGATTCTCTGTTCACCAATCTCGGTAATGGTCGTTTTATCGTAAACACATTCAAAGATAAGGAAATCAAGTACAATCGTAAGCAGGGAACATACAAAGGTGCTTTGGTTTGTAAGATGCCAGTTAAAAAGGATTTTACTCTCAAAGAAATATATTCCATCCTTAACAACATCCTCTATACATTCGTGATTTGCGGTGCAGAAGATAACAGTTTCAACGTTGATTACAACTCGGTGTGTATCCCGATGCAACTTACCACGAAAAAGTTTATGAGTGTTGTTAATATGGGCTATGGTTCTGTGAGTAGAATTAAAAAACAGCTTATTAGCAGAGGAAAGATTAAATCATCCTTTGCAGAACAACACGTGGCAGATGATAGAATCGAAGGACAGAAGGAACTTATATTGCAAAGATTTGGTAGGAAGTCATTTACTTATAGTAAAGGGCATTTTCATTATATTATCATTCCTTGCTCTTACTCTATTGAAGACCGAAGAATATCTGATAGCTTCATGTTTCAGATATATGACTACGAAAAGAATAAATACAGATGCAATGGGAAAGGAAGGTCATTTGCTAACATTATTGGTAGTGATGACCCTCACGACAACTTTTGTGGTGGATAATATACATCGAGTCCTACTTTGGATATGTTTATATTAGTAGTTAGTTGAGGTTATATGTGTTTTATATAGTATGTATAGTAGGCTAGTGCGTATGCGTGTATGTGTATGTGATAGCCATATAAAAGAAAGTTTGTATGAAGAAGATAGAAGAAAAGTACATAAGGACTAAATTCGAGGTTGTTGCCTACGATATTTACGTCAGCAATGTGTGCAAAGGCAAGAAAGGACCTTGCAGTTCAGCCTATCTTGTGCTCAAAGACGGAAAGATTATCGAAAAGTCTTCGTATTTTGCCGACCCGATATCGAAAGTCAGGGCACAGATGATAGCGATTACCAGAGCAATGCGCAAGTACTATGACAGTGCCAACCTTATAACTGTTCACTTGCCTGAGAATGCTCCGTATTACAGTATCCTTGAATCAGGAGAAGATGTAACCAATGATACCAAATCCGGTGATATTGTTCTTTCGTTCAGGAAAATGGCTGAGAATATCGAGGTTATTTTCGAAGTTGCCAAGTGGTACACGGCAGACAAATACAATACACAGGTAGAGGAGATGGCAAAGGCTGAATATGAGAAGAATTTTAGAGACCCAGGAGATAAGCCGACTTATCAAGAATTTTGCGATTACTGCAAAAAGACTGGATGGACAGAAGAAGGGTTTGATGATGCACTTTGGAATTTTCTCGAAAGTAAGAAATGGTTGACAAAGAAAGGCACTAAGCCTAAGACTTGGCAGAGTCTGGCGAATGCCTACAATCCTACCATAAGAAAGAACGATGATAGGTTTATGTCCGTGGATGAGTTAAAGAATAAGAAACGTAAGGAAGCAATGCGTGAAGAAGTGGAAAACAATAAATATACAGGTCACTACATTTGCTATACTGACGGAAGTTGCGATAACTATTCCACTCATCGTGCAGGAGGTTCTGCTTATATAGTGATTAATGCGGAGACTGGCGAGATAGAGAAGGTAAAGTCGTATCATACGTTGGGTACTACAAACAATCGTATGGAAATGCTTGCAATTATATCTGCCGTAAACTATTGTCCGAAAGGTTCACATATAGTTGTCGTGTCGGATTCGAAATACGCTATCAAGATGTTTAAATTCACAAACTGGGAAATTGGAGATAATATCAAAAATCCCGATTTAATTAAGATGTACAGAAAATGTGCGGAAGGAAAGGATATTCGTCTTGATTGGATAAAAGGACACGGAAAAGATAATATGAATGTTCAAGCAGATTGTCTTGCATTTAGGGCATACGAACGAGCACTCGAAGAGAATAACCTTCCGATGGCTCCTGAAAAATACAGAGCACAAAGGAGAGGCAAGCTGACGTTAGAGGAGACGGCATAATGAGTGGATATATAGCAAAAGAGCAAGCCAGTGAATTTAGTTGTACTGGCTGTGCTTTCAGAAAAATAGCAGAAAAAGGTTCTCACAAGGGTAGCGATATGTGTTCTGCACCTGATATAGAGCCTTTTAGAATCTGTATGAAGAATAAAGTCGTGTTTATTAAAAATAATATTTATGGATAAGGTTATTGAAGGAACGAAGTTCTTTAATGAACTTCTCGTAGAAAAAGGCAAAATGACAATAGACGATTTTGCTGCCAGTCGCAGAGCGCTACGCCGCTCATATCAAGACGAAATGGATAAACTTGCTGATGAATATGCAGTAAGAAATTCCATTTACCACGTTGGTGATAAGGTAAAGGTTAACGATTTCTGTTGGTTGAATGAACCTTGCACCATTTTGGAAGTAAAAGGCAGATACAATATTATGATGGAAAAAGGAGTTCCAGTTATATTGTACGTTATCAAAATGGAGCGCGATAAAGAAATTTACGAAGTTATGGAAGGCAAGATTGTTGGGTATGTATAGTAACGTTTAAATTTAGATAATATGTTTGGAGAAGAAACAATCACTCGCAAGTGTGTAATAACGCTTATGGGGGAGGCCGTCCGAAAACTTAATTAGGGAAGCAAACAACTGAATTGGGCATTTTTCTTTTGCTCTTTATAG